TTCCTTTAAATATAATTCTTCAATAGTAGAAATTTCAATCTCTTCATACGATATATGAAAATTTTTTATTCCATGTTTATTTACTGATCTTTGAAGTTTTTCTGAATGATGATTTCCTTTTATTAGAGAACTATAATGTTCATTAATTCTTTTATCAATATTAATTGTCTGTCCAATATATTTTTTGCCAGTTAATATATTGGTTATGTGATATATATAACCTTTCATAATTTAATATTCTCCTTTTTTATTTTACATTGCTATATTAAAATTACAATTATTACTTTTATCACATTAGTCCGTGGTAAGCGAAAATATTTACTTCTACCATGTTTTCTCTTACCTCTACTCGTAGCCTTACCAGCCATTACATCTAATATGCTACCATTTTTAAACAAATATCTTACCATATCTTTAGATGCTAGTGTTTTTCCTGGCCGCCAATCTATTTCTTTTTTCAGGCCAGGTATAAGATCACATAGCTCTTCTACTTTTTCTCTAGCAATTCCCGCAGCTTGCGCCTGCCCGCCAGTAGTAATAAATAATTTAGCTCCTGGATATAAAATACATCTCAAGCATAGCGTCAACAGAGCTAGAAATGATTTTGAGAAAGCTCTTGGGAAGGTAGCATAAGAGAGACGATGCCGCATAAATGCCCTAAGAACACAACGTTGATAAAAATATAAATGAAAGTTTTTAGGATTTTCACCACATAAAAACTCTACAAACATATCTGGATATTCTCTATAAAAAGCAAAAGCATCTCTAAGCGAGTCAATCTGCTCTAGAATTCTTTCTTCTGATATTCCTTGTTTCTTTCCAAGATCTTCTGAAAGGTTTAATAAATCACATAATGCCATAATTATACCCCTTTCTTCTTTTGCTTAGTAAGATTTTCTATATTCTTTTTGTCTTCTTCCGCCTCAGCTTCCCTAAAGTCATTATAGTCCATCATATCTAAATCATCTAGTTCATCTTCTGTGTCATAATCAAAATCTATCTCTTCCGATTCTTGTGCTTGCATCATTTTTTGAACTGCTATATCTATTTGTTTCTCAAGACCCATTTCATTAATAACCAGATCTTTTGTATATTTTTTAAAATCTCTTAAAGTAGCATCTACTTTATCTTTAGGAGCATCTATGCAAAATCTTGGTATGAAGCCGCCATGCTGCTCACACATTGCAACAAGTTCACCAACAGAATCAATAGCATCAGATCCCTGATCTTTATTTTGTGCCGCAGTAAACTTCGCTGATTGGCGGAGTGTATTGTAGGTTCTTGCTAGTTTAGCAAACGTTTCCATATCACCACAGTCAATCATTTGATTCATTTTTAAGTTAGTTTTACATATAAATTTTAATGTAGCTTTACTATCTGCATCTCTGATATCAAACGATTTAGTCATTTCTTCATAAAATTCTTCTAGTTTAACCCACTCATGCGGGTTGTAATTAGCTCCCCATTTTATAGATAATAAACGAATATCTTCTTCAGTTAAATCTAAATCTGGAAGTTGTTGTGTAGGCCAAACAGGTTCACTTACTTCACCATAAGGACTTATTGGTGGCGCCGCAAATAATGGATTGTCAGGGCGCGGCTCAGAATAAGTCTTTAATTCCGCCTCACTAATCTCACCATTTTCATATTGCTGTTGTAATTCTTGTAAACGATTGGGATCTACTTTAGGTTTTTTAGCTGCTGCTATTTCCATCTCTTTACGATCTTTCTCTTGTAACATTTCTGAATCCGCCCATGTATATTTTGACCACTGATTAAGCTTCATCTTAGATATGTATCGTCCAATAATAGTCATACCAGTCATTTTTCCTGGCTTACTTATTTCATACCTGTCTCTAAGTATATTCCACTCTTTTGGTATGTAAGGAATATCTACTTTTTCAATAATCCATAAAAAAGTACTTTCATCCCAGTTGTTCACATGCGCAGTGAGACATTTTTTACATAACTCTAATTTAGTACCATCTCTGTAGGAATAAAAATTATCTTCATTCATAGTTTTATTGCAACGTTCACAATATTTAGTATTAGGCATAATTTTTACCTCCCTGTTCCAATTTAATTACTATCATATTTACTTTCCTTTCTGCTTTTGTTTTTCGCTTCTGCATTCTTTGCATTGACTATAAAACCCAAGTTTAGCAGTACCGTTCTTACTAAAAAAGTAATTATGAGCAAGTTTAATTTGTTTACATCTAGAACATTTCTTCCAAGTACCTTTCTCTTCTAAAGTATAATGCCAAACGATCCAATCTTCTTTGGCTTTTTTCGAGATCAATAGTGGTATCTTATTCCGCCATAATGATGAAATATACTCTACTGAATGTTTAATATTATATTTTTTATATAATAAAGTTTGTATATCTTGATTAGATTTTCCATCAATCTTATATATTAACAAATCATAATATAAAGGATATTTTTCTTGTAATGTTCTATCAATACAATTTTCTAAATCCCATATTAGCCATCTTAAATCACTTTCAAAAATTGTATAAGTTTCTTCTTTGATCTTACTATAATTACATAACAACATTGATACATGTTCTGGGTTATATAAGTTTATAAAATCAAGGCTTATAACTTCCCCACTTTTGTCCACGAAAGGTTCTTTATTTAATTCAAGTCTTTTAAAATTCTTTGAAGTTTTCATAAAAAAAATAGGTCGCCTATACATATTCTTTAAAATATACTGGTCTTGTCGCATTTCTATCAAGGCCTTCTTCAGATAGTAAGCTCGCTTCCCGCTTACTCCTTTACTTTGTTCTTCTATTTTTACTATCTCTTTTCGAAGTTCTTTTAATCCAGGAACTTCTTCAACATCTTCTTCAGTGATTGAAATGGCAGGAGAAAAAATAATATTTTTATCATTAGCGATCATATTATATATTCCATCTTCACCATTTTCTAACTTATCCGCCAATCCTTCGAAAGAAGTCTCGCGCTTATTCACTGTTACCATTCTATTGTCTGTTAGAATTTTCTTCTGTTGTTTTTCTTTTTTCTCCATACAAAAGACTAAATAATCAGCTAAAATTTCTAAATATTTATCTGTAAAAATTTCAGGATCATTTTCTAAAATTATTTTTTTTACTAATTCATTTCTCTCAGTTGGAGATTCTATTGTATAATCTAATTGAATTGCCATGTTCAATCTCCTTTCATTTTTTATTATACTACAAAAATTTTTCTATGTCAAGGACTGAATAGTTTAAATTGAAACTCTCAAAAAATTTTGTTATAATTTATATAAGAGTAAGAAAATTAAAATTTATGGAGATTAAACAATGAGATTGTATATTAATAATGAAGTAAGTGAAATTGTTTCTGTTGAAGAATGCGAAAATGGTAGTTTAATGATATTTAAAGCAGATGGAAAAAAGTGTATAACTGCTGGAAAAGTAGATTATTTTGACAGAAAAGATATTAGAAATGATTTACTTGAAAAAGGATATTATGAAAAAAATATTAGATGTAGATCTTGGTACTAATAAAAGGAGAAATTAAATGAAAGTAATATTTTTAGATGTGGATGGTGTTTTAAATGGAAATAATACAAAAGAAAAAATACCAGGTGTTGGTCTGCTTGGCATTGAAGATGAAAAAGTTGAAAAGCTACAAAAGATTGTTGATGCGACAGGAGCAGAAATAATACTCTCTTCTACATGGAGAAATGATTGGTGGCCCACTCCTAACTTAGAAAATTTGCCGCGACATGGACAGTATCTAGTAAGTAAGCTTGAAAAGTATGGATTGACTATAAGTGGCAAAACAAAAGAAACTCATTTTGAATATCGCGGCCAAGAGATCCTTGATTGGGTAGAAAAACATAATCCAGATGCTTGGGTTGTATTAGATGATATAAAATTTGGAAGTTTTGATTATGAAGTTTTATTTCATTTTGTTCAAACAGATCCAACAGTAGATGGGTTAACTGATGAAAACGTAGAGAAAGCAATAGAAATATTAGGGACGCGGCCCAAGGCATGTTAATAACTAGTCTAGACCTGCATAAACATAGCAGCCTTGCCGCGAGAAAGAGGGAAATTTAAAATGATAAATGACAATGAATTTAAACATATTATTGCTCCAAAGTTATATACGTGTCCAGAACACCTATATACTAAAAAACAATTTGAAGAGCATATTAAGCTTTATCATATTTATGTAAACAATGTAAATGATAATAGAGGGCAGTCTGTTGGGAATCCATACTCAATAAATGGAGTTTATCTGCATGAATTGTTTTTTGAACAATTTGGGAGCGCGGACGGAGCTATTCCATTTAGTATTCAGAACATCCTAAATGATATGGGATACAAAGATACTTTTCAGTTTGAGGAAATGTTCGTTGCTTTAGGAACAGCATTAAAAAATAAAGGATGGGTTGCATTTATATTAGATGAATTAACTGATGAATTTAAATTAGTCTCTATGAACGCTCATGATGAAAATTTACCATACAATTGTAGCATATTATTAATATTAGATATGTATGAACATGCTTATTTTATGGATTATGGAGTAAATAAGGTTTGGTATATTAGAAACTTTTTTAAATGCATTGATTGGAATGTGGTTGATAAAAGAATAAGGAAGGCTATATATTGACGCGGAAAGGTGCGCGAAAGCTGACTTGTAGTATACTAGTCTAGACTGACAAAAACATAGCGCCTGGCCGCAGCAAAGAGGAGAAAAAAAATGAGTAATGATCCAAAAGACAATGGTGTTGATATAGAGAATTTATATAAATCATATAAAAAAGTAAAAGATATTGAAATTGATGTAGAGAAATTATATGAAACATATATACATTCAAATGAGAAAGAAACAAAAGAGTGTAATGTTTGTCCGCCAAATAAGGTGACAGTAAGATGGTTTGACGGATATCTAGAAGAGTTTGAATGTTCAGAAGTACGATTTGGTGCATACATCTTATGGATGCGCCTAACAGACAAAAGAGAAAGAATTATACCATTGACGCAAGTTAGATGGTTTAGTCAAACAGTAGAAAGTCATCAAAAGAAAGGATAATTATGAATCTACAAGAGGCAATTGAGCATTGTAAAGAAAAGATCGATTGTACGGAATGCGGGCAAGAGCATAAGCAATTGGTGGAATGGTTAGAGGAATTATCATTTAGGCGTAGTAATGAGTTATATAACTTAGGTGATTATTTTGAAATTCATAATCTTCCTTTTGTAATAACACATATAAGAAATGAAGATAGTGATATTTTTTATACTTTAGATAGAGTTGATTCAGAGGTAGCTAGTAAAAAAGAATGGGAAATTGTATTCAGTGGAAGTGTATTGAAGAATTTTACAAGATTATCAAAAGAAAGGATAAATTATTATGGATCTACAGGGAGTAATTAATATTTATAAAGAAAATATCGATGATACGAGAGCTAGACAAGAGCATAAACAACTTGCAGAATGGTTAGAAGAGTTATTGTTTAGGCGCAACAATGAATTATATAACTTAGGTGAATATTTCGAAATTAATAACTTTCCTTTTGTAATAACACATGTAAAAGATAATGGTTGTGATATTGTTTATACTTTAAATAAAATTGAATTAGAGAAGAATAACAAAGAGCCAACTTGTGTTGATTGTGTTAACTATGTCGGAAGTATTTTAAAGAGTTTTAAAAAGATATCAAAAGAAGAAGTAAAAGAAATATTAAGGAAAATGGAAATTAGTCATATAGAAGAGATACTTCGTGAAGCAGGTATAGAGATTTATGACTTTGATGGTGGATATAGACCATTCTATGAAGTTATGATTAGTATTGCTATATACTTTGAATATTTAGAAACTTATGAAAGTGAAACAGAAGAAAAAAATAAAAAGGATACTATTTTAGAAGCAATTTGTGGTAGCAGATATAAAAAGCAATTTACGCGCGAAGGCTGATATGTTTTCGCAAGTCTAGACATGTATAGGAAGGAGCGCCCAGCCGCGTGAAGATATGTAAAGTAAAACCAACTAAAGCAACTTGTTCCGCGTGTATAGCAACGCAAGAAATGTTTAATTGTATTGATAGTTGCTTTGAATGTGAATTAATATATGATTTGTTATATATTGACACAAAATATGCGTTAGTTCAATTTAATGGAAAGATTGAAAAGGTAAACATTAAAAGAGTTTATGATGTAGAAGAAATGAAAGAAATAGGAGAAGATAAGATGAGTGAATCAACTATTAATGAATTAATTAAAAATAATCATATTGTTACAGATAATATATCTGATGGACATCATACTTTTGGTGAATTATATCATCATCGCGCGATATTGTTTTCTGTGATATGTAATCAAAACAGACATTTGGCATGGAAATCTAAGAAGCATGAAGATGGAACCATGTATGATGGAATGTTTATTGTTGGAATAGAAACACCTGAAGGGCAAGCAACGTATCATTATGATGTGGCGCTCTATTGGGATAAGTTTGAAGTGCGGGAAGAGGAGTATTCGCCTAAGTGGGATGGTCATACGCCAGATGAAGCTATTGAGAGAATAGGAATGATTAAAGATCCTATTTATGTTACGGTTACTGCGGGGTAGGTATGATAAATGACTAGAGAAGAAGAAGAAACTCTTAGAGAATTATTGGAGAAACAAGAAACAGAAAGAAGATATCATATTGCATTGCGTGAACAACTTACTATAGTAAGAGAAGATGGTAGAAGCAGAATGTTATAGGGAGAGCAAATGGAAAATAAAATGATTAAACATATGAGTGGTACTGAATTTAGAGAAAGTGGAGGGTTGTGGTTAGCAAATATAATTTTACATACTTTTGGTATGGCTATTACGTGGGATAGTCATACTGATGAATTGAAAGCTGCACGAGTTAAGTATAGAGGCTTTAGTGAATCTTATAATGATATTGGTTATAGAAAAATAACAGAATATATGATTAATAATGCGGAAGAGCTATTAGAAGAATGTGAGAAAGAGGAAGAGGAATAGGAGAGGGGTGTTTGGTAGTATTGGAGTTGAAAAATGCTTGGGGAAGTTATTTGACTTGTGGGGTTGAAATTGCTTGGGAGAAATTGTTTGATTTCTGGAGTTAGAAAAAAGCTTGGGGAAATTATTCGTTCTCTGAAATTAGAAAATGCTTGGGGGAAAAGTTGTGACCCGCTCTTATCCAAACACACGTTCGATAAAAAGTTCGTCCCGAAACACACCCGCCCACCTTTTCGAACAAATGTTCTGGCATGTACTTGCTTGTAAGTTTGAACACTTGTTCGACGGGCTACCATCTAAGTAGTGGGTGGTAGCAACACTAAAAAATTTTTGTTATAATAGTAGTATAACAAAAAGAAAGTGAGGGGAAAAGCTCGTGTTGAATCAATCTGAATATTCCGCATTGCAATTATTATCATTTGAAAACATTTCCATCAAAGACTTAATTGAAAGTGCAATGCATGGTTTTGTAGCGAACAATGAAACGGAATTGAATAAATGCAAGTCTGAATTGTGCAGGCTGGCATTGAACTATTTCAAGCTGTAAAAAAGTTGCTCGAACAATGGCGTATCTTACGAGATACAGCCGAATTTTAGATTGACGCACACAAGGCTAGCTTTTCACCTTGAAACCCTTGCCAGACGCATCACAACGCATTTCCCGCAACCAAAAACCATTTACCCTAGGAACACCTAGAGCAACAAACCAAACAAGCTTAAAATGCATTGTGAACGTTTCGTTGCTCTTTTTTAATTTCCGCTTGACATTCCGTTGTAAAACGATTAAGATACTATTGAGGGACACCTCACGTAACAAACATTTGTTCGCAAGAAGAAAAGAAAGAAGGTGAAAAGTATCGACATTCAAGTAACGTTTTACAGCACTAAGGGGAACAAGCCAGTGAGTTACATCCTTAAGAATGTAGCCAGTAAGCAGGACTTTCTTGATCACAAGAAACAGCACGTACAGCACGCATTGCAAGAAGTTTGCGCAAAGCGGTACTGGCAACAACACAACTTAGTTGATTACGGCTACTATCCCGTACGGATTAAGTACAGAATAGCAGAAACAGAAAATTAAAAAAAAATGAAAAGAGGGAATAAGAAATGAGAAATAAAAAGGTAAATGAATTGATTCAAGGTATTTTGGTAATTGCCATAGTGGTAACAGTAGCCGGGCGATTAGGCTCATGGGAAAACAGCTATAAACTAGAGGGAACATGTATCGCTAATTCAGGAGAGGGCATTCTAGTGATGGATTCAAGGGGATACACGTATTTTGAGGATGATGAAAAGTACTTTAACATTCCAGTCGGCGAAAAGCTGATAATCACGTTCGACACCAACACCACGCACTCTAACCTTGATGATGATTACATTAGAAAAATAGGAATATTGAAAAAATGAGTAAGAAGGCGCGCAAAAGCGCCTTTTTATTCTTTTGAGAAAGTTTAAAAAAAGTTGTTGACATCAAGTGTAATGTGTAGTAAGATAGTACTAGGCACACATGACAATTACAACACTCGAACGTTTGTTCGAACGAAAGGATGGTAAAGAGATGGCAAGGATTAAAAAGCAAAATGAGATAGTAACGGAATTTATGAAATACGGTAAAGGTAAGATGGATCTGGTATTGGTTGACATTTACCATGACGGACTAATCGCAATGTTTGGTTTCTGCTTCCACTGGGATAACAAAGAGTATTTCATAAAAATTGATACAGCAGAATGGGATACTCAAAAGTATTATCTTTATGAAAAACAGGCAACAAAATGGTACACAACCAATAAAGATGAAATTGAGGAAATCGACGAAAACTTTTATCTTTTTCTAAGCTAACAATCAAATAACCAGTACGTGGCTATCGCTCAACTGCATGTTTTGCGGTAGTCACGGAAACCTTAACACAACTACCGCAAAGCGGTAAAGGTCACAAGTCCTTGTAAATAGTGGAGTGGGGAACATATAGAGCATATAAAAATGGAGGGATTAATTATGGCAAATCAGACATTAATGGAAGAAAAAGTATTTAAGTTAGAATGGACATTGCAGGATGCTTTAGAGGAATTGGACAATTACACCCTTGTTACTATCAAATCAGTTGGGAACAGATTTTCAGATTTACCAGTTAATAGATTTTCAGATGATGCATTTTGGTTGTTAATGTGGGCAAGTTCAAGTAATCCGTTGGGTTGTAAAGTACTTGACTTTGACGATGAAAACCCTATTGACGGTTTTCCAGCAATAACCTTTTGGATAAATTAATATGAGTCGAAACCGGCATAGCCGGTATATGGGAAATGATCTACCCATACTGAGGATGACAGATCACAAAGAAAGTGAGGGTAAAATATGAAAAGTGACAAACAATTATTAAAAGATTTTCTAAACAGACAGACAGACAGCATTATCAAAGAATATGGATATGATACATTGCTTGCAATTGAGTTTGAGGAGTGGGCAAATATTCAGAAGGACATCATTAATAAATATCCTATCATGAATTATTTTGATCATATGGCTTTCCTAGAACAAATGATAAGAGCTTTCAAAGCAGGATATAGAATTAAATAATTAATAAGATGCACTATCGACTATACGGGTGGAAAGGTGGAATATATGGGCAAATATGTAGTTATGTGTGATTGTGAGGATTGCTTAGGTATCACAGATGAGTTTGAGGGCACATGGATGGAATTACAGTTTTATATCACTGCATTGCGGGAAAATCCCTACTACTATAACATAACATTTCATGACTTACCAGAGGAGGAAGAAGAAATGAGAAAATCAATAGCAGTTATGACAGTTTGTAGTTTTGGCGGTATTTGCATCTTAGATATTGAGGATGGAATCGATACTTATGTGGTGCATGCGGACTACTATAATGGTAAGATTAAGAATGTTTCAAAGAGCAAAGTACGTGAGACAGTAGCCGGAAGATCATACTTTATGCGCAAGGGGAAAAGATACCACATAGACCAGTTCATGAGAGTGTAACCCATTAATCAGCATAGGCGGTAGATAACAAGCAACCATCTACCGCCCGCATATTTTAGAAAGTGAGGTATATATATGAATTATCAGGATTATGTAAGAAATTGTTTGAAAGATTTGTTAGACACCCAAATGGATTCATTTATTAAAACGTTTGGTCATGAACATGAGGCGACTATTAAGTTCGCCAGATATGCGGAAGTGCAAAAGAAAGTAATTGATGAAACGTCTGGCATAGATTATCATGCCAGTATTAGATGGCATAATGCAGTAGCAAAAGCCTTTATGAGAAGGTACATAGAAAGGGACAATGCGGATGTATAATGATAATGAATGGGGCGGATTATGGTTTTTATTAACAGTGGTTTTATATGCCTTGCTGTTATGGATAACTTTTAAATAATCAATATGCATGACCTATCAGAGCATACGGGGTGAAAGGAAATACTATGAGACAGAAGGAAAAAGTTTTAGAATTTATCAAAGAGTTAGAGGAAAGCTTTATCAATGACTGGGGACGTGAACACGCGGCATCAGTTGACTTTATTAGAAAAGCAGATAGGTGGTCGGAAATTGTTGTATATAACAATAATATAGAATTTGATGCCGCATGTGGCTATTGTAAACAGATACTAAAAGATTTTTCCGATTGTTATTTTAACGCTCAATTGTGGGAATTAACAAGGGGTATAAAAATATCATACTGTTCATGTGATAGCTATGAGGGAATGTGTGATTGCTATAAAAAAGAAAATGACACCACAATAGCAATCACTAGTGAGGAATGTCAGAGACTACTAACTGCAGGTGCGGAACGGGTTGCATTGCGTGATCTCTAATGAATAGTCAATATGCACAAACTTTAGAGATAAAGTTTGTGCATAATTTCAGATATACAAAAGTAACAAACTTTATGGAGAATCTTTGTGCAATATTTTGGATGTACAATATGCACGAACTTTATGGAAAAACTTTGTGCAACTTTTCAGACGCGGAAAAAGTAACAAACTTTATGGAGAATTTTTGTGCATATTGCCCATTGACAAGTTGGATGATTTCATGATATAATTGGCGGCGCGCCCTTGGGCGTTCTTGCGCCGAATTTCCATAACCTTCCATTATAGCACATTTTTCGCCCGCTGTCAAGTAGTAAAAGTGCACAAATTTTTCATCCCGTAATTGTGCACTTTGTACACTTCAACGCGGTAAAGTGGTAACGTACCAAAGGGGCCCGATTGTTAAAAAATTAACGATCTTCTCTGCCGCACTAAAGTTGTAATGCGCTGACGCTTTGCCGCGTTAAAGTGCTGAACTTCACCGTGGTAAAGTGGTACCGCGGTAGTGTACCATAGGGCGGGGATCGTTAATTAATTAACTAACGAGCCTGTTAAAAAATTCACGATCTACTTTGCCGCGTTAAAGTTCTAAACTGCGCAGTGCTAAAGCGCGGATCCGAACATACGTTTTGTGAATTCTGTATAAAAATTTGGTTTCGATTTGTGCAAATTGCCGTTGTAATCCCCTTCCCGCTGTGGTATAATAAGGTATAGTCAAATACAGGTAGTCACCCAGTCGGGTGCCGGGTTCTCGCCCACATTGCGCGGTCGCGCGAAAAGTTTTAAAAAAATTTTAAGAAAGGAGTTCGCTCGAAAGGGAATCGTTGCATATGTAGTAAAGAGGCTTATTTATGGTGTTCAAATTTGGATTTTCTCAATTTTCTTCTGTTAGTTTCTTTTGTGCTGAATTATTATATATGGCGATAGGTGTACATTGACAATTGAATTAGGTAGCTAGTTATGTCATTTGAGTGGGTAAGTTGCGCATATGTCTCTATATGAGATGCGAACACACATTCATATCACGTGGTTACGAAAGGGCCATAGGAAACATAGCTGGAGGACTGCCAAACGTCGGCACTTTATATTATCAAGGAAGGAATATTTTTATGGAGATAAAAGGGTTATTGGTTTTTGATATGGATGGCACACTAGTAGATTTTTATGGTGTTCCAAACTGGTTAGAGTATTTGAAAGCAGAAAGCGTTTTCCCTTATGCGGTTGCGAAGCCGTTAACAGATTTACGGGAAATGGCTTTTTTGCTTTCCGAATTGCAGAAGATAGGCTATAAAGTGGCGGTCACTACATGGCTTGCGAAAGAAGCGGAACGGCAATATAAGAAGGAAATTACCGCCGTAAAGCGTCAATATTTAGATGCTTATGATTTTCCTTATGATTCGTTTCATGCAGTCCAATATGGAACTTGTAAACGGTATCCCACTAGCCCTAGAAAGAAGATGAAGGGCGGTTCTCATTATCCGGAAAGACAGTTTATTTTTGATGATAATGAAGAAGTTTGTGAAGACTGGTTAAAATGGTATGGCGCCGAAGAAACAATTAAGGTGCCGGACAATGACATTTTAGCGGTTTTGAGGGAATTGCTGGAAAGTGAGGGTTGCATATGATTAAGAAAGATAGTATTGTTGTAGGCGATACCGTTTTAGTCAAAGAATTCGGCAAGTTAAATACTCATATTGTGGAAAGAGATCCGTGGAATATAAGCGCGCTAATTCTCAAACATAATGGGGGCTACTATTCCTTGGATGATTTTACCAATGATTTAGTATGTTATAGCAAGGGCGGTATTGAACTTGGAAGAATCATGATGATTTATGACAAAAACGACAAATTAAAATGGTGTCGGGAAATGAAAAAAGAGTATTTGCAAGAAGACTATAAACTTGCTATTCTGGAATCTGCTGAATTGAGCGGGGAACTGGTATGGCATACCGTTGTAAAGCAGGCAAATAATTTAATAGCGTTTAAAGATGCAGAAGACCGTTATTTTATAGCTGATGGTTTTGAAGATGATTTTATTTACTATGATGAAAATGGTGTAATTTTAGCGACCATCATGGCGGTAACTGATTCCGAAAACCATGTGATTTGGTTAAGATTTTAAAACAGAAGGGAGACAACTATGTTTCATGCGTGTACTATTCCTATTGGTTATACAGTAGATATTTATAACCCATATACTGATGAAGTAGAATCTCATATCGTGAAGTTGAATGAGTGGGGTAAAAAAATAGCTATTGACAAAGATGGCTACTTTTGGGAATTAGATATGTTTGATGAAAATTCAAGTTTTTATTGTCCCACTCCGGAAGACTATGCAAAAGTTATACGGGTGTATAACACCCATGATATTATGGTTTGGGTAAGAAAAAAATAGTCCGGCGAAGGACACGAAAAGGAAGTATCAAATGTGAGAAATGAAATAGATTTCAATATGCCCAAAAAAAAGGGCAGAAAGCCAAAATTGTATCTAGTGCTGGACTGTGAAACGGCTACACTTCCATTTATTAAGAATTGGGAATGTACAGCAAAACAGCGTCAACAGCTATCAATTGCTAAACCGCTTATATATGATTTAGGCTGGCAGATCATTGATGCAAAAGGCAATATTTACAGTCGGCACAGTTTTTTGATTCAAGAAACATTCTTTGTTCCGCAAGTTTTCAATACCGCCTACTACGCGTGGAAACGTCCCCTTTATATGGAACGCTACGACAAAGGGGAAATCATTTGTAAGACGTGGGCAGAAGCAACGGCAATCTTAGAAATGGACTTGGAAAGAGCTGATATCTCATTGGCATACAACGCAATGTTTGACTTTAAAAAGGCTATACCGTTCACAGAGCGCTATATAAATGCCTTGTACAGCCCACATTATCAGGAGTGGGAAGACAAACAAAGGGTAAGTTGTCAAAAAATCGTTGCTGGTTACAAGTACGAAAACCCTAATGAATTTGATCCCCATAACTTTGAATTTAGAGATTACAAGTATCCTATTGCTGATTTGTGGGGATTATCATGCAATCGTCTAATCAATAAAGACAAGTACCGTATAAATTGCATTAAAGAAAGTATGATAAGTGCAAGCGGGCTTTATTTCAAAACAAGCGCTGAATCGACATTTAGATTTCTTATCAAAAATAATGGATTCGAGGAAGAACATACGGCGCTTAGTGATTCACAGATTGAAAGTGAAATTTTGGTTAAGATTTTACGAAAAGGTAAGATTGATACTGGAATTGAGTATTTCCCATTTAGGGAATTGGGTTACACCACTGATTATGTAACAAGCCAGCCACCTAAGAAAATGACCTATGACATGGTTGATAACATCATTCAGATCATGTATGAAAAACTTGGTGAATATGACAGACAGTCAAGCTTTGCTAGCAACCTTGAAACAAATCTTATACGGCTAGAACTATGGTTGCAAAACAACCACGGTAAGATGCATGAGGAGGTTTTTAAAGATTGCAAGGTATCACAGCTACAAAAGCAGTTAAGAAGGAAAATGAATTATGCAACGTCTTTAAATTCAGACGGTAAAGCGTATGATAGATGCGTACGTGAGATCAGAAGATTTGAAGAAGAAATACAAATGATTTTAGACAACTGAATGAGCGTAAAGCGCCAACAAAATAAAAATAAAAAGGATGGATTTAATTATGGAAAAAGGCAAAGCAACAAAATTAGAAATGTTTGAAAGAGTTTACAATGTAGTAAGTAACTACAATATTGATGAAGAACTTTCTACCGAAGAAGTAACTGTTTTACGCTATCAGGAAGAGCTTGAATTTATTGAAAAGCAGATTGAAGCGGTAAAGAAGCAGAATGCAAGCCGGAAAACTTCCACAAAACAGCTGGAAAAACAGCATGAAACTACATTACTGAAAGCCTTCTTGTATGACAATCTGACAGGTTATGCACCACAAACAGTAACGGAAATTGTCAAATTGTTTCCGGAAAAAGAGTTTACTAGCCAGAAAGTAACCTATTTATTGCGGTCGCTTTTAGTTGAAGGTAAGGCCGTCCGGTCTACACTTAAGGGTGTATCTTACTATGAAATCATCTAAGAGGGAATAGACATGGCAAAAGGGAAGAAAGAAATCGATATAACTTCTGCTTCTGCTAAAGCTGAAATTAGCCGCCTTATGGAAAAAGGCGGCTATACAGAAGCCGAAGCGATAGAGCTTTATATCTGGGATAATACCAGCGAAGAAACAGAAGAAAGTCAAAAAATGTCGGATGGCTGGAAAGAATTCAGCCGGACGGCACATGATGCAAGGACGTTTGATCCAAATAAACCAAAGGTTGATAGAGTACGGGCGGAAAATCCTACAAAGAGATCAATTATATCGTTCTTAAACGTAGGACTGGAAGCACTGGAAGGGATTTCCAATCTAAATATCATGAATCCAGAAAAGTATATCACCTTTGAAATGGATGGCAATAAGTACGAATTGAATCTAATTCAGAAGCGCCCACCTAAAAAATAAGGAAGGAAGGGCGGTAATTACCGCCCTATGTGATTTTATGAAAGTAGTCAATCATTTATCATGTAATTGGTCTACTGTGATAGACCTCGAAGCTGGTCAAGTATTTTTCTTTACTGATAAGCCAAACGTATTCTATATGATCACTGATGAAGAAACATATATATCATTACTTGATGGTATGGTACTTCACATGGATGCTGGTAATGTCATTAAAGAAGTAACTTGTGTCAGTGCAACGGTAACAATAACCAATATGGAGGTGGTAAAGTATGAAAAATAGTCCAAAAAAAGCAAAAGGTAAAGTAGGCAAGCCGTCCAGAATCCATTTTCTGTCAGCGTGTTCACCAGAAGCCCGTAAGATATTAACAGAAATGAAATGGGCACAGGGAGGAAATTCATGAAAGTAATTAGAAAAGATAAGACACCGATACAGTTATCGGAAATTGGCTATGGTGATACCTTTGAAAAGCCGGAAGATGCTTATTGTACTAATACGGATGCAATTTTTTTAAAATTAGATACTGGCGCTTGTGATGACAATAATTATATCGAGTGTGCGCACCTTGAGCATGGCACTGTCTATACATTTCAAAAAAATACCAGAGTTATTCCGGTAATGGTGGAAGTCAAAGTAATTTAAATGGCAGGCGCTAGGTTGATTCAATTACCCTAGCGCCCGTAAGGAAGGCGGTAAAGATGCTAGTAAGAGCATACCAGCATTTTATATTGGTCGGCTATGCCGACGTATCCAAAAGAAAACTTTTCAAAAAGGTAATAGAGCGCAAGGAAATTTTTCATGAGGATGTGGTAGCTGTAATTTGTGATGAAACAGAAGTTACTGAAAAAATAGCTTGTGCAATCCAAACAACAAAAGATCATGTATATCCTAGCGCTATAAAATTTTACGGGTGGCATGATTGCATTACTACTAATGACAGGTGGGAAGAAGTTCCGAAACACGTTTTTAGACGTGATCTTAATAAAAAATTTGAATATATCAAAGACTGGAGGATGGAAACCGTTTCTAGATTGCTTACCGCGGAACAGTACGCACAGTTAAGCAAAGAACTTGATATTAGAAAATAGAAAAGAGGTGATGTAGATGTATAATAAATGGGAATGGTTATATACATATGGAGGAAGGAAGGAAGGCGGTAGAATGAAAAAGTATAAATTGATTGATGCTTACGACTTTGAGGATGAAGTCATTGGTTATGCGGATACCTTGGAAGAAGTGGAAGATTTAATTAATGCAAGAAACCTTGATACTGATGGAGAATGCTACTTGATAACCTCTGAATGGAATCCGGATAGCAGAAGGTACAGTATAATTAGATATTGAAAGAGAGGTAATATGAGATTATTCCAGCTAAAAAACGTCATTCCAAATGAGCAATGGATAGCGTTCAACGTAAAGGGATGCAACCCAAACTATTGCCTAACAAACACATGGGGCACTTTAAAGAAGGGGTTAAAACTACATGGCTGGTGCTGTAAAGTAACAGCCATAGAAATAAGAAACAACCATCAGTTTTTGTACTTGGAAATCAGAAACAAAAGAGTTGAAAAAAGAGAGAGGATGTATGAAAATGGAAAGTAAGAAAGTAGATGGAAAATTCATCAGAACCAAAAGAGACGGCTATAGAATTGTACTCAATTTTCTAAAAGGCAATTATGAGCATACCGACAATAAGAATGACATTTTGCCGGAGGCAATTGCTTTCATTGAAGAACATGTACAGGCGCTTGACCGCCCACGTAAGCCCACCAAAAAGGAAATGGAAAAACAGACGGCTAACAATGCCTTGAGATCAGAGCTTGTCATGTGGTTGAAGGATATGGAGGGCGGGCATAGAGTTACCGATATCATTGCTAATTGTCCAGCAATGGCTGGACTGTCTTGTCAAAAGGTTAGCTCTTTACTTGCTACCGATAACGTCAAGCAGTATTATGAAAAGAGTGTTTCCTATTACAAATACGACGCTGAATTTATGCGGTCTGAAATATTCAAAGATGCAGTTCCTCATGGAAGTATCAGCGGTGCAATGATTAGAAAATTGTTTGAAGAGGAGGAACAAAAGGAAAAAATGACTGGTGGGAAAATGGTAGCCAACTTGCTATTAGGGCAAGAACTTCCAGTAGATGATTGAAGCAATGAAAAATAATTAAATGAAAGTGCGGGAAAGCTGGCTATGCATAAACAAGGCTGGCTTTCCGCATATGGAGAAAGAGATATGAGGGAAGAAAAAATTTTCAGTCTGAAAGATATCCAAAAGATAGCTGATTCAATAGTTGATGAATATACTGATATCCTTGAATCAGAAGTAGAACAGTATATCGGCATTCGGAAAGAAATGTTTTTGCGTGGCATGGAGAAGGGAACATTGACATTATGCAACCTGTTAGACAGGGAATTTAAAGCCCATGTGCACAAGGTAGAAAAAGAAAGAGAGGGCGCGGAAAAGAGGGAAGGAAGAAGCGTAGGTTATGAGCTGGTTCTAAATATATTAAATTATTGCAAGGATACATCTTCTGTCAAGCATGGCATTGCTATGGGCGCTATTGATTTCATGGAAGATCAGATTGCTAGATTGGATGAACCAATTTACTATACCCGTACCGTTGAAGATTGCGACACTTGGGAAGAACTACATTACAGTGATTTAATCTTTTGTAGCGGTCATAGATTTGATGCGAAAGTATGGATTGATTTGCTAGAAACTTTAGGGCATACCGTCGTTGTGAAAGAGGTGGAGATACCATGATCTGGGATTTCTATAAAAGCAGTAATATTATAAAGATTGTCCCAACTGTTTTGTATCATAAGAAAGTAAAGATATTTGAAATTGGTTGGGGCATCTGGTCACTTTTGTTTAAAGTATGAGGAGGAATAAAGGAATGAATAAATTAGATAATAAGATTGTGGTTTTTATGTCGGCATTATCCGACGTTTACAGAGATGAAGATGTGAGGGAAGGTACTGCAATACCTACCATTGAATTCAAAGAGGAGGAGTTGACAGAAGATTTTACAGCGATGGTTTATGCTGTATATATGATGTACAAAAGAATTACTGATGATGATGTAGACGTTCTTGGTTTTACCCACCTTATGAATCGGCTGATATTCCAAGCTTTAATGGAGGGTAAATAATGCCAAAAATTAATTGGGAATTGTCACCATCATTTTTACGATTGGGAGAATTAATGCATGATGATGTTTTTTACTACATTGATACAGGCGGAAAAGATCTTTATTGGATATTAGATTACCATCAAGCGTTAAATCTTGAGACTGGAGAGATAATAGACTTAAACCATCCCGAAAATGATTTACGGGCGGTACAAAAGGTTGAAATTGAAATCAACATTGTTAAGAAGATTTAAGGGAAAGAGTTGCACAAACTTTGATCATGAAGTTTGTGCAATTTTCTTTCACGTCAGCACTTTAACGCGGTGAAGTGGTAACACGTTAATGTGTTAACACTTTAGTGTGGCGAAGTGCCAGGATGAATTGATAGAGTTGGCGGGCTGAGCTGGGTCATCCCAGCCCGAATTTCCACTTCTTTCAACATATGGCAATTTTCCGTGGAACTTTGATCTCATATGCCTCTCTCCCCTGACATCCCGCAACTCCCTTCCCTCCACCCCAGACCACAACAGAATCACTTAAATTCAACTCCCCATATGCCCCAGTTTCTCATACCATACAAAGTTTCATTCGCGCCTATTTTAATATTCCTTGCTTAACAAATCATATGCTCAACTCCAACAGAAAAAATAAATTTACTAATTAAGGATGGCGGAAACGACGATTTACCCATCCCCAGTCTAGACTCTAATAAGATTACTCTAAATCCATGTGTTTTTAAGCTAGATTTGTAAAAAATTGGCGATTTTCGCGCATTTCTTCCCCAGAATTGCCAAATTGGTGCCCTGATTGCGCATTTTAGGCCTAGATTCGTAAAAACATAGCGCCTTTGCCGCGTCTTAGTGGAAAATATTATAAATTTTTGATATAATATATACATAAGATAAATAAAAAAGGAGAAATTATAATATGTGCGGATGCGGAGATAGAAATGAATATGCTCATAGCTGTTGCGGTTGGTGCCTCGATGAATGCACCTGCAAACCAGGAGAAAAGAAAGACAATACTAGCAATGATAAGAAGAATGCCTTTTGCGCGGATACTACAGTGAAAATATTTGGTGGCGGCTGCAAAGAAGTAAAGAATATGACTGCTGAAGAGATTATCACTGAGAAGATGGATAGGCTGAATGAGATTGATGCCATCTGGATGGAAGTTAATATGCTTGACGAGGTATATAAAGAGATAAAAGAGCTGGAAAAAGCAGAGAATGCGGCTAAGAAGGCAGCAGAAGAAGAATATAAGAGGGATGCGGAACGGAAAGAGATAGAAGTCTCAATCGCTCGCAACTGTTTGGTAGAATCTCTAATTGACTATGTGGAGACTGTATGGGAAGTTGATCTCTCAGATGTTATTGATGATGATCTCTTTGACCTCTTGGTAGAGATACTTGTGGATGTTGAAAAAAATCCAGAAGTAGTTAAGTTGGTTAATGAAATGAAAGGTTTGCTTAGTTTGCAAGACAGCATGGCTACAATGCTTAGTGATGAACACTTTGAAATGTTACATAGCTTCTTGCAGCCATATCCAAATATGGAACTTTGATTAATTAGTGACTGTTGGCAGATTAGGGTTAGGTGGGTACTAAACCCACCTGCTTCCCGCGTTTAGAGGAAAGGGTATATATATGAATGACATTGATTACGGATATGGCGGCGAAGTGATTGCGATTAATGGTAAGTCTGTTTCTACTGGACCTGGATTTTCTTCTACTAATGAGAGAGAATTAACGATGCGGCGAATCGCCAAAAAGTTACAAGACAAGGGGTTCATTATACACACCGATGCTGCCGCGGGACAGAAAACTAGATTTGAGATTTGGGAAATGAAAAATGAAAATCGAGATTTGGGAACTGGAAGTAGTATTAGTAGAGCCAAATACAAAATGAGTATATATACCCCCAAGAAGGACCCCACCCCCGCAGCAAAGTATGAAATGACTGGGAGAGTCGCAGCTGCGCTGGAATGTAAGATGTATATTGGAATGGTAGAATTGTGGAGTGGAACATATCTGAAACTGGTGAAGAAGAGATAAAGATGGGGAGAGCGGAGAGCGGAGGTAAGGTGACTGAGCGAAGCGAAGGTAAGGACGACGAGTTGGTGGAGAAAAATCTAGGGAGGGTGGTGACCACACCACTCAGAGAGTTTTACAAGTTTTCATATGACTCTTCAGAGAGTTTTACAAGTTTTCATATGACCACTCAGAATATTCTATACAATTTCATATGATCAACAGAGGATTTTACATCTCTCCCCTCCCTCCCCATACAATTCTCACCCCACCCTCCCATACATCTTTCATACTTCCCTTCCATAGAAGATTCTATATGATTTCATATAGTCTCTTCTCTTTTACTTTTCCCTTAAGGAGAATTTTATGCATAAAATAATTAATAAAACAACTATGACGCATACTAACTGCGCTATAGCCAAAGGAATAAGAACATTTAAATGCTTGACTTGCGGCAATGAAGGTACTAACTACTGTAACGGCATTGAAATATGCAGAGAGTGTTGCGAAATCAATAGCATTTGCCGCATCTGTGGAGACTTTGGCAAAATTGAAGAATAAAAAGGAGGAAATATTATGACAAAAGTAAAGATACCGGATTTTGTTTACGAAAGCATAGACAGACACATAGCTAAAAGGCTAGAAAGAAATTTATATACCTATGACTTCTCCATCGCCATACCAGGCATGAGCGCAGATGACATATGTAGTCAAATATATACGCATTATTCATGTTTAGACTATATAGTAAAAGTAAGTACAGAAGAAGACTGCGTCTATGTGTCTCTATGGCAGCAAGAGAAGAAAGAAAGAACAATAGAAGAAATGATATCAGCAATGAAAGATAATAGTATTACAAAAGAAGAAATGATTTCAATAATTAAAGAAGAAACCCTAACAGCTTACTTTAATTGGATATCAAGTAGATGGGAGCTTGGAGAAGGTGATGATTTAACTAAAATCCATTTTACATTGTGGAGAGGACTGGATAAATTATGCGAAGAACTTGGAATAGACTGGAGAACAGGTGAGAAAAAGGAGATAAGACATGATTGAATTAAAAAGATGTCCTTTCTGCGGGAATAGGGCGTACCTCAATCTCCTTCATGATGGAAGCATTAAAGTTCGTTGTGAAGAATGCAAAGCCGCCATATCAAAGGATTTCTGGGAAATTATGAGAGATAGTACACCAAAAGATGCTTCACAAGATGTAGTAAATGCTTGGAACGCGCGCAAAGGAGAGGAATAATGAAAAAGAAAGAAATGAAAGTTATAATTAGAGAAGATACCAAAAAAGCTTGGGATGCTTTACAAACTAACAAAGGTCGCTACGGAAATAATCATATAACAACTGACTATGCACTGTCGCGCTGGGCTATTCTAGATGATCTATGTAAAAAACTTGAAATAAGTTATGAGAAGGAATAATAATATGAAAAAGAACGAAATGAAAGCTATAATCAAAGAAAAAACTGAAGATGCTTGGTCTCACTGGTTAGATCGCAAAAAGCGGTATGGCGCGCGTGACGAAATAGCAAAAGCATCCTATGTAGAATGGGTTGTATTAGAAAATCTATGCAAAATACTTGGAATAGATGACTTAAAATACACAGAGGAATAGCTATGAAGAAGAAAGAAATGATAGATACAATCAAAAGAAAAACTGAAATGGCTTGGGATAAATATATAAATGAATATTGCCTTTGTGGAGATACTAAGCTAGCAAGAAAATATCATGACAGATGGATAGCATTAGAGGAGTTATGTAAAGAACTTGGAATAGAATTTATATATGGAATAGAATTTATATATAAAGGAAAGATGGTATGAAAAAGAAAAAGATGAAGGCCATAATCAAAAGAAAAACTGAAATGGCTCGGATTATATATGAAGATGATTATAAACTTTATGGAGATACTGATCTTAACAAAAGATATTACAATAAGTGGGTAATATTAGATAGTTTATGTAGGGAACTTAAAATAGAATATAAAAAGGAGAATTATGAAACCAACAGGGATTGTTAGAAGAGTTGATGATCTTGGAAGAATTGTTATTCCAAGGGGACTTAGAGTAGCGTGCGGACTAATGGAAGATACTCCTGGAGAAATTTTCTTTGATGAAGAGACAAATAGCATTATTATCAAGAGATACTATCCAGAAGGCGGTCTATTATCCATGGTTAATAGTTTAAATAGTACTGTAAATGACTACAGTTATGATAATATAGAAGATATTAAATATATTAGAAGGCTTGCTGGAGAATTAAAGGAATTGACAGAAATAATTACCAGAGATAATTTGGGCAAGGATATGTAATCTGTTATTAAGAAAAATAATATATACTGTAACAGTAATCTTGATGATTACTGTTATTTTATTTAAAATTTATGTAAAATATTTTTGACAGAAAGGAGAATCATGGATCTATTAGAATCAATTAAAAAGTTGAGAGCAGAAGGATTAACTTATACTTATATTGCAAATAAGGCAGGTATTCCACACCAAACATTTTTTCAATTTACAAGTGGAAATAGAAAACTCTCAGAAGAAAATCAAAAAATACTAATTAATTTTTTAGAGAAAGGGGGATTTTGTGATTAAATTAGAATTAAAAAGTTATCCAAGAGAAGAAATAGCAACTATATATGGAATTGACTTAAAAGATAATCAATTCGCAAGAAAAATTAAACGTAATTTAGAAAAAGAAGGATATAATTATATTTATTCTAGAAAAGAAACAACTATAACTAAATTGCCAATACCAAAAGAAAAAGAAACAACAATAGATGAAGTTATATTAGAAATAAAAGAAGATGTAAGCTTTTGGGAAGATTGGTTATCTCTTGATAAATATAACTTTAAAATATTAACTATAGCAACTATATTAGCAAATGAGAACAGAGCTTATTGTGGAACATTAGAAAAGTTTTGTGAAGAAATAGGTGTAGTAAATAATCAAGAGAATATTAAAAAAATAAAAAGAAGCTTAAAATTCTTATATGATAGTGGCCATATTGATCTTAAGATTCTAAAAGAAATATATACTATAATTTTGACTCCTGAAGCGAGAAAAGATAATAATATAATAAAAATAAAAAAAGCATGGTATGAGTTAATAAGAGAAAATAGTATAGGAGTATCTTGGGAAAATGTTTTAAAAGTTTTTTTAGTAATATATGATGAACTTGATAGATTTGATAATGAAACATTAGCTACGAACCTTAGAATTGCTTATCCGCTTGGTATTAAAGAAAAAACTGTTGGAAGATGTATGAAAATCATCGAAAGTATTGATTTTGGAGATTTTAAAATTAGATCAAAAATAGTAATAAAAAAGAAGCTTGATGGTGAATATCAGTGTTTGGGAAAAGAGTATAAAAAAGAAAAGGATAAAAAATTTATAAATTCATTTAATTAAAAACATACTTTGGTATTTTTCGACAAAAATTGGAACCATTTTGTCCTTACAATAACTATTATTAAGGAATTTTATATCCCCAATTTTTTGTCGAAAAGTCCTAAACTAATAAAATAAACGCGGGAAAGCATATAAATATCTTAAACTCTATTCTTCCTTTATTCTCCCTAGATATATTACGTATCTCAAACTTTTTCATCTTGTTAACGCTGTGCTATGCACAGCTTATAACATCTAAAAAAGATTTGATCTACTCCATGAAATTATTCGCTTTGCTCATAATTCCACTATTTATCTATTCATGAAAAAATGGGTGGAAAATATATAAAACTGGACAAAATATTTAATAAAAAATATACTTTTACTCATTTTCATCAAAATTTCTTATCAATCTATCCCCTCTCCGCCATTTAAATATCATGATATATTTATACTCTTTGAAATTTCAATAAAATTATTATATAATATATATATAAGAAAAAGAAAAAAGGAGAAAAAAATGGAAGGAAAATGCATAAATCTACAAGATGAATATATAAAGCTAATCAATGAAATCAAAGAAATCACTGATAAAGCTGGAGAATTACTGGAAGAAAGCGTAGAAAAGAGCGGCAAGCATACTCAAATAACATATATGTTTCGATCTGCATTCACTGAGTTAGATGATTGCTGCGAAATGTTAGATATCTATAATACATTCGCGAGATGGGAGTAAAAAGATGGAAAGAGAATATTTGGAATTACTCAATGAAGTTAAAAAGATTCTTGATAAAGCTCAAAATTTAGTGGATGAAGGCAAAGAAGAGATGGAAGATGAAAAGATGATCATTGAAATCAAAGAAGTCACTGATAAAGCTTGGAGTCTAGTAGTAGAGAGCGTAGAAAAAAATGGTGATAGCTTACAAACAAGAGAATTTTGTTCCCTTTTTCATAGTTTAGACAACATTTGCGAAGTATTTCACATATATGATATACTCGCGGAAGGGGTAAAGATGGAAGATGAATATTTAGAAATCAATTATAAGCGAGAATTTGAACTCGAGAGCTTAATTTTAGATCAACAGTTTGAACTCAAAATATTAAGAAATGCAATGGAATCAATCATAGATCTTACTAAAGAAGGGGTCGAAAAAACAAAAGATAGTAAAGATCTTCAAGTACTTTTCTTTAAGATATTTAGAAACGCGCGAAAGGCGACTAAAACGTAACACATCTAGACTGACAATAACATAGCGGCAAGTCCGCGGAAAGAAGGGAAATATATGACATTACTTAGAGAACTTATCAGATTAGCAGTAACTTTATTCATTAATGGTGGTCTCGTACTCATCATAGTTAAACTAGTTACATTACTTTTTGGATTGACATTTACATGGCAACTTGGAATTGGAATATATTTAATTATGATGGTTTGTAACGCATTTTTTCTTACTGAGAAATAAAAAAAAAGAAAGGAGTAATATATTATGAACGAAGTTTATGTAATGTTTCTGCTTCAGACGCCATATGGCGGAACTAATGAAGTAATTAAAGAACGTTTTCTAGATCCAGAGCATCAAGAGATTGATGAATATGGCCACCAAGCATCTTATGAGCATGCTGAAAACTATTCATATCTACACACTGGATGGGGTAATGGCTTTGATGATGAAGAAGATGAAGAATCTTGGTATGAAGAATGCACATACACTTGGAAATATATAACAAAAGAAGAGTTTGAGGATGATAACGCATATGAGTGGGAGGATTAGAATATGTCAGAAATAGGAACTATCTGTCTTATGGCTATTGTTGCATTGTTATGTATCACCTATGGCATCTCAAATATGTAAAGAAAGGTGAAATAAAATATGTCAGAAGCAACAAGTTTATGTCTACTAATAACCTTAATGGTGCTAAGCGCCATTTCAGTTATTGCATTAATATACCTTATAAACGAATCATAAAGAAAGAAGGGAAAATAAATGAAAACCATGCAAAATGAAATTGAACAGCTGCGCAAAGAATTAGCTTTAGAGAGAAAAAGAACGAAAAATCTTCGTTCATTTAATGAAGCACTCTCTGAAAAAAATGCAAAATTAGTAAAACAAATTAACCGCTTACAAGATAGTTACAGAAGATAAATAGGAGGAATAAAATATGAGAATTATATCAGCCGCAGATCATGAAATAGAAAGATTGCGCGAAGCTTTGGCCGCGGAAGAAATATCAAGAATTAATGTGGAGCATGAGTTAAGAGAATTTGCTTCTGTTGTTTTGGCTCTTTCAAAAAATGGAGTAATATTAACTGAAGGAAACACTATCGCGCAAGATAAGTTCTTTGATATCTATGATTGCGCACTAAAGAAAAAACTTAGATGGGGAGATAAATAATATGATTACTGCAAAAGAAGCAAGAGGACAAATTAATAATACTTATCATGAGACTAGTTCTGAATTCTATGTCCGTGTACGTCGAAAGATTAATAATCTAATTTATTTAGAATTAACAAGTGATAATCCAACAAATTTTGTCTATTACTCTTTTTCTACTGAGAAACCAGTATCTAACTTTAAAAGAGCTGAAGACAGTCTGAAAACTTACTATCATGATCTTGGATATTATATACAAATTATTTCATCATCTGAATATGTAATAGATGTTACAGTTTCTTGGTAAAAATAAAAACGCGGAGGTAGAGATTATGGCAGCATTTGAAGCAGCATTGGAGATGGGGATTCAAGTTGAAGATTATTTCTATGATGAAAACAAATTTGATGCGGAAATGAGAAGTTTGTTAAGAGCAAAAGCCTACCAAAAGAAGAGACAACAAGCGTTGGAGGAAATTGAATATGGTGTAGTATTTGATATTGGCTGCGAAGAATTTGATCGCGGCTGGTAGGCCTGATTTTACACATCTAGACATGCGGGGATTAGCCTAATTCCCGCGTTCTTTTTGATTTTAAATAAAAAATATGATATAATTATTATATAAAGAAAAGAAAGAAGGAGTAAAAATATGTTTAAGATCTTATCCGCCAAGGATATGTTTAACAAAACTCAAAGACAAAAAAGAAAAGAGCTTAAGGAAGTAAAAGAATTTTATTTAAGAAGGACTGAAAATATTATTGATAAAGATAGTTATAAAGGTAACTTTAGTGCTACAATCTCAACTAGTAGATATTTTAAAAGAAGAAAACTAACAGAAGAGGAGTTTGGTTCCATTATAAACTATATTAAAAGTTTATATGAAAAAAAGGGATATAAAGTAATAGTAAGAAATTGGGGAATTTATGATATTAATTCACCAGAAGCAGTATCATGTTACACTGAAATTACTATTGACTGGTCACAAGAGGAGGAATAATTAATGATGAAGAGTTTTGACATTGATATTGATATTATGTGTAGAGAGCTTTTGTCCGTAGAAAAGCTATTAGAAAAGCAAGAGGAAATAAGACTTGAAAATATTGAATCTTCAAAGAAAAAATATTTAGATCATGCTATTGATAAACTGTATGATATTATTGAATATGGCGATTCCAGCTCAACAGAAATGTATCTCACTATCTTAAATAGTAAGTTTAAAGAAAGTGCTTTCTTAAAAGAAGAAGATTTATATGATGTTGCAAAATATGTTGGTGATACTTTTTCTGCTAAGGGATATAAAACATTTATTAAGAAAGAACAATCAAGACTAGCAAATTGTGGTGTACTTGTAGATGCATATGATCTTACTATTGATTGGTCTGGAGGAGAATAATATGATTAATACAATACCTATTATAGAAATGATATCTGTAGAAAAGGCAAGAGAACAATCAGCTAAGAAGTATCAACAGCTTGTTGAAGAAGCTTATATCTTTTGTTGTAATAAAATAAATGCAGAAATTAATAATACAAGCAACAATACAGGAAAATGTACAGCAAGAATTTACTTTTATTATACTTGTAAACCGCTAAGTCTTATAGCGGAAAATGATGTTAGGGATATATTATCCATTATTGGAAATGATTTATTAAATAAGGGATACATGTTTATGATAAAAGAAGAAGATACAATTTATACAGAAAAAGCATACAAGGGTATGACTACTGTGTTATCGCAATCACCAACTATGATACTTGATATTAATTGGAATGACCAATGGAAATAGGAAGGAGAAAAATAAATGAATATGAATGTTGGAACTTATTACATGTTGGTGGAGGAGAACACCAGAATGAAAGAGGTTATTGAAAAAGTAATTGGAGATCTTGGACGGGATAAGTATTCTCTTTCTGAATGTATATCCTCACGAGATGTAGTTGAATATATTGAAGAAACAATTGCTGAATTACAGCAAGTCCTTTAACATACACACCTGGCTTCATATAAACTTAACGACCTGTCCGCGTAAAGGAGAATAATATGGTAAATATTAATTATGTCAAGGAAGAAATTACAGCTAGTCTAATGTCATTATATGCTACAGAATATGATAGCATTGAGACTGTCATTGAAGCTTCTAGAAGATTAGAGAGGTTATACGATTATTTAGACGAAAATAGCTGAATCGGTTAATAAATCCTATTTTCGACTCGAAATTTCGTCTTTTGTTACTCTCTGAAAAAATTCTGTCATTATAATAAAATAAATTAAAAGGAGAAAAATATATGGAACCTATTCTTAATCCATTTTGGATTTATCTATTTCCGCTTATTGGAAATTTAAATTCTTTATCTTATTTCTGTCTTGTTATAGTAACAATTGTGGTATCTGCTACTGTTTTTGGTGGCTTTATAATGGATGACAGAGAAGAACCAGCTACTTTTCTTGATTATTTACATGAAAAGTTAAAAAATAAGCATTTTAAAAATCTTAAAAATCTATTTATAGCACTAATTATTTTAAAGGTTTTTATACCATCCCAAGAAACTGTTAGAAATATGATGATTGCCTCTTACGTCACGCCGAATAATATTGAAGCAGTGGGTGATTATACTAAAGAGGGTATTGACTATTTATTTGAAAAAATTGATAGTTTATTAAGTGAACCTACTGCCGAATAACATCAAGAGCCTAGATAATAGGCTCTTTTTTGATTTTTATAAAAAATAATGATATAATTATCTTATAATAAAAAAGAAAAGAAAAAAGGAGCATCTACGCATATGAAAAACGAATTATTTGAGGAAGCATTGACAAACAACGATTTAAAAACAATTGAAACTTATGTAAGCACTTTTTCAAATACAAGTTCTCCAGATATGAAAGCTTTTTTACGAGGTTGGAAGAGAAATAAGGAGAATTTATTCAGTCTTCTTGGGAATAATTTAACTTATAAGATTCCCATCGAAGAAGATGGTGAAATCTTTCATGGAATGATTAAACAAACCCATGATGCTGATCCAAATAATTTTAGTTGGTATTTGACAGTCTTAAACAGAGAATTTTTAATTGATATTCTTAATTGTCCATCAAATGCTACCAGTCTTAATGATTTGTTTAGCTTAGAAACTTTTTTAAACAAAACAACAGTTAATGATATTACCTTCTATCTTCCTGATGAATTTATCTTGAAAAAAGGAATAAAACCTATGAAAGGTTTACAAAAGGTTGTTAAACAGATCACTCCTCTACTAAACGACAAAAGTGTTAAAGCAATAGAAAAATGTGTGGAGAATATAAGAATCGGTGCGTCAAAAATTACTCAAAATACGTGGACTTCAGACACTTACTTATATTTTTCAATTCATCCAATGGATTACATTACAATGTCAGATAATGATAATGGATGGAGTTCTTGTATGAATTGGATCAATGGAAGCATTTGTTTAGGAACTTATGAACTTATGACCTCTCCTAATGTTATCATTTGCTATATAGCAAAAGAAAATTCCAATATTTCTTTTGGAAAAGGAGATTCTTTATGTACTTGGAACAATAAAATTTGGAGATGTTTGTTTGTTGCTGATGAAAATTACATCATAAGCGGGAAAAATTATCCAAATGAGAATAAGACGTACACAGATTTTGCAATGAAACAGTTATTGAAACTTTATAATAGTTGTTCTGCATACTCTCCAATGGTTGATAGACCTGTAAGAGACTATGATCGTCATGAAGATGTTATAATAAATACATGTTATATGTACAATGATTTTGAAGAAAGTAATTATAGTTATTATCGTATTGTTGACAGAGTAAAAGCAGAGCCTTCTAATAATCAGTGGAGAAGTGATGAAGATTATAATGATAGAATCACTTTAGATATCTATGGAGAAGTATATTGCTTAGAATGCGGCCAAGAGCTGGTCCGAGGCGACAACCATAGTACTTATTATGGCAATACCACAAATCGTGATTTTATTTGTGAAAGATGTTATCGTGATCTTCATAGCAATTTAAATATGTCCTGTACTAACTGTGACAGAAATATAACTAATGAAAACAAGGTAATTAAGATTGAAGATAAAAAATACTGCTTAGACTGTTTTTCGGAAATGAGAGATGGATATGGTCATTATGATGTGTTTAAAGATAAATATGTTTCATACTATGATATCCCTGACAACGATAAAATTAAAGTTTATCTCGTAGAAAAAGGACACGAGGTAGATTATGATGTGGAATATTATACTTACTTCTTCGCATCTAAAAAGGATTTAGATCATTTGCCTGGTATTATTAGAAAATCTAGCTGGGATGGAACAGAACACATCGTTTATAGCATGAGTAAAGCGGAATACAAGAATACGGTAAAAGCTAAATGGTTAGAAATTTCCAAGGAGCACAGTCATTTGAGGATAACATAAAACATACAAATTGAATGACTTAAAAAATTTTGATATAATTTATATATAGAAAACAGAAAATAAGATAAATAAAAAGGAGAAAATTATTATGACAAGGAAAGAAAGCTATGAATTGATTATTAACATTCTTATGAACACTGATGAAGAAGATATGGCCATGGAACTGGTTAATTTCTGCGAGAAAGAGATCAACGCAATTGATACGAAGGCGGAAAAGGCAAAAGAGAGAATTGCAAAAAAGAAAGCTGAGCCGGATAAGCTCACCGACGCCATTGTGGAAGTTCTTACTTCTGGCGAAGGTAATGGCCAATTTACTGTAAATGCTTTGGTAAAAGAGCTGGGAGGTTATGATGTCGGTACAGAAGTAACTAATCAGAAAGTTGTCAGCCGCTTATCTAAGCTGGTCGCTGCAGGTAATGTAGAAAAGTCTAACGTAAAAGAAGGCGACAGATACATCAGAGCATACTCTTGGGCGGTTGTAGAAGAGGAAGCGGCAGTAGAAGAAGAGGAAGTTGATGTTTCGGCTGAAATTGAAAAGATGCCTGAAGAAGAATAAGAATGATGGGCGCAGATTGGCGCCCTTTCTTTTAGTATAAAGGAGGAATTATTATGAATTGGTCAGTAAGTTATGAAACATTTCAAAAGATAAAAGACAAAGATTTTAGTAATCAAGTTAATGAGATTCGAATTGAATTTTCAGCATATTATGATTTGAAAACCATAAAAGAAGTATTACAATCTTTAAAAGACAATAATAAACGTATTGTAATTATATACAATGAAGCTATTGAAAAGAATTTTGGTTTCTTTATAGAGCTATATAAGGAATGGGGAGAAAATAGCTTCTATATTAGGAAGGATAAGTTGGAGCAAAATACGGAAGATATTCCCTTCTTTTTAAGTGTCTTTTGTTACACTAAAGAAAAATTTATGGACTTATATCAAACATATGCAACTGATATTTATGTTAGTGATGTATTAGGATTCAATGTAGCATATTTAACTGATGCTGAAGTGAATGTGCGGGCAATCCCTTGTGTGGCACAGAATACTGGTCTTACGCCCAAATTCTCTGACTTCTATGTGCGCCCAGAGGATATACGCCTTTATGAAGGTTGTATTGATACATTTGAAATTCCAGACCTACCGAATGCATCAATCTTGGCCGAAATATATATTAGCAAGGGCAAGTGGATAGGAGATCTTAGTGATATTATTTATCTGTTGCCAAAAGACTTGATTGGTGATAGAATTATTCCAGACTTTGGACAACGTAGAATGAACTGTAAGAAGAAATGCTTCGAGGAAAACTCAAGATGTAGAATATGTTGGCAGTATGCTGATTTATGCGCAGAGGCAAAGAGGGCGGGCATATACTTTAATGTGGCCAGTGGTTAGTTTATACCAGTCTAGACTATACAATAACATACCTTTAGCCGCATCTTAAAAAGCTAGGAAATTTTCCTGGCTTTATTTTTTTATAAAATTATTATATAATATATATAAGAAATAAAAAAAATGGAGGTATAGATTATGAGGAGCGATAGAGAATTGTTAGATATTATCAATAAAACTGTACGGGAATATTGTGATACTAGAACATGTGCTTGTTGTGCATTAAAGCTTTTATGTGATTACTGTGATTATGACACTAATGTCAATGCGGTACTACCTGACTGTATTAAGAAATTAATAGAGGAGAATGAAAATGAAAACTGAAAAAGAGTTGTTAAAAGTTATTCAAGATTCTATTCAAGAGTATTGTGATAGTAGAACAATATGTTCAGAATGTGTACTAGAATCTTTTTGTGATTACTGTAATTATCATGGTTCCTTTGGGCTGCTTACTTATATTGAAAAAGTAATAGAGGAGAGTGAAAATGAAAACTGATAAAGAGCTATTAGAAGTTATTAAAGATTCTATTCAAAAGTACTGTGATAATAGAGAATGTTCAGAATGTGAATTATGGCGTTTATGTAACTACTGTGATGATTGTGATTCCATTACACTTCCTGATTATATTAAAAAGCTTAATGAAGGAGAATAAAAATGTCTAACAAAAAAGATGATTTAAAGTTATTAAAAGATATTGTTAAGCTTGATCAACATGCTCTAAGAAAACAGATGTTTAAGACTTTAACAAAAATATATGGCAGCAAAAATATAATTCACACAAAAGATTATCTCATAGCAAAAGGCAAGATTCCAATTGGACTGGTCGCTCATCTTGACACTGTATTTATAAGCCCTCCAATAGATATATATTACGATCAAGACTATGAGGTTATGTGGAGTCCGCAGGGATTAGGAGCAGATGATCGTGCTGGAATTTATGGAATCCTAACCTTGTTACAACGAGGCTATCGGCCGCACATAATTCTTACTACAAATGAGGAACTGGGCGGCGTTGGCGCGAAGATTTTAACAAAAACAATAACAAAATCTCCTTTTAATGACCTTTTGTTTCTAATTGAATTAGATAGAAAAGGTTATAATGATTGTGTTTTTTACGAACTGGATAGTCCCAAATTTGAGGATCTCATAGAAAAATATGGGTTTATATCTCGTTGGGGAACTTATTCAGATATTTGTGAGTTAGCTCCTACTTGGGAATGCGCTGCAGTGAATCTTTCTATTGGGTACTTGGATGAACATACGAAACAAGAAACTCTCAATATGTACTGGTTTAAAACTACAATAAAAAAAGTTGAAGCAATTCTTAAAGACGCGGAAAAGGGTAAGTTGAAACATTATGGATACATTCCTTCTCGTTATACACTAGATTTAGGATATGAAAGATATCATTGTTGTTACAATTGTTTTAAAATGTTTTCTACTAATCAATTAAATAGAGTTCTTATTGGAGAAGATTCAGAATATATCTTTTGTAATAAATGTTATGATGACTATTTAAAAGGAGAACTATAATATGACATTAAAAACTACAGAAATTGAAAAGATTGAGTTTTATTTTAAGGAAATTCTTGAAAACAATGGTATCTCTTGCTGCGATTTTGCTATGTATGATATTTTTAAGAAATGGTATAGAAATAAAAAGAGATTTATTGAAGCTTTTGGCGGACTAACGTACGAAAGTTCCATAGATGTGTCAAGAATGGTGGGAGTAGATGATCCATCTGAGATGAATGAATTAAGTAATATCATATGTAGGATTTTAAATAACTATGATGATTTTACTAGAATTTCAAATTTTTTCTCAACAAATGAATCTACTTTATTTCACAATAAAACTTCAGAACGATTTGACTATTATGATAAAAACCATGAAATTTTGTCCATACAACCTGGAAGAAAGATTGGTAAATGCATCAAAGAACTTCTATTTAATACTTCAGAAGATTTGATTCTTGAAGTTCAATCAGTTTATTCAAGATTTATTCAAGATAAAAGATTGAGTAAAACATCTAAGGTTATACTATCTGTTCATCCTCTTGATTTTTTATCAGCGTCAGAAAATTGTCACAATTGGAGAAGTTGTCATGCCCTCAATGGAGACTATGCCGCAGGTAATATTCAGTTTATGTGTGATGATGTAACCTTCATGACGTATGTTGCTGATCCAGATAAGGAATATGATTTATCAAGATTCTATGATGTTTGTAAATGGAATAGTAAAAAATGGAGAACTTTTCTTTTCTTAAAAGATGATTTCTTAATAGCAGGAAATTCATATCCTTATAGATCAAAAGATTTATTATTGACATCTTCTGATGCGGTGCTGGAATGCGGATTACTTCCAGCTACAATGAAAAATTGTGAATGGAAAAAAATATATAATATTGACGGAATGGCATCAAATATTGATACAAAATTTAGGAATTATAATATATCAGCGTCTTATTACAATGATATTTGTTGTCATTCAGATTATGATCCAGTATTTTTTGCTAATGTATGGGACATTGATGAAATTCCAGAAATTGGCTTTGGAGAAGAATTTCTTTGCTTAAGATGCGGAAAAAGTACTGCAATGGAGTTTTATTGTGAAGATTGTCGTTATGACCTAGAAGAGGATCGAGATGACGAAGATGGGTATGAAGAAGATGAAGAATGGGGAGAAGTAGAGGAAAATGCTCCAGAACCAGAACCAGAACCGGTTCTATGGAGAGATGGATTAGCTATAAATAATGATTTAATACCTTCTTCTATTGTAGATAGTTATAATGAAGCATTACTTTTTGAATTTCAAGAATCAAGCCCTATTCTACAAAGCCTAAGAAGATTAATGTCATCTTTTGATGATCCTTCATTTTTTGATGATCCTGTTATAATAGATAGCTTTCCTTTAAGCGAGGGTGAATATGATCCTGAGCCTGGGTAGATAAAAACTAATCTACCTCTCGCGCGTTAATTTTATTTGAAAAACATAAAAAATTATATTATAATATTATTATAAAGAATAGAAAAAGGGGTAAAAATATGGCGGCAGGAGCAGTAGCAAAAAGTAATATTACCGAGATCTTATTGAAGACATTTCCAGGAGCTTTTATATCTGGCAAAGAGTTAAGGATTCCTGTATCAGAAGATGGTCAAGAGCGGCAAATAAAAGTAGCTCTTACATGCGCGAAGGACAATGTTCCTCACGATGGAGATATAAGTTTTACTGCGGGAGCTGGTGGCGCAACAGAGTATAAAGAGCCAACAGATGAAGAAAGGGAAAAAGTAGTTCAGTTGCTTGTTGAGATGGGATTATTTATTAATGAGCCGGAGGAGTAATCGTGAAAAATTATGTAGATAAAACAGGTTTTATCGCATTCATGGCAGATTTAATTACTTATGACGAACTTATTAGAGAGTGTGACATTAATTGTTTGAATTTTTATGAAAAGACTGCTCTAACAAGAAAAATCAATAAAAAAAGAAAACAGTAGAGGAAGGTACTTATATTTGACTTTCCCTTAAATTTTTAGTATAATGTTATTATACTAAAATTTAAGGGGCAAAGAAATGGGAAAGAAAATAGACTTAACTGGACAAACATTTGGCAGATGGACGGTTATTGAAGAAGCTGGTAAAACATCAGGAAGACATGTGAAATGGTTATGCGAGTGCTCATGTGAAAATAAGACCAGAAGGGAAATAACTGGAAATAGTCTTCGTAGTGGCAGTTCAAAATCTTGTGGATGTTTAAGGAACGAACTTGCCTCAGAGAAGAATAAAGTAGATTTAACTGGTCAAGCTTTTGGTAAGTGGACTGTGCTAGAGGAAGGCGGTAGAACCCCAAACGGAGGGGTAAGATGGATTTGTGAGTGTTCATGTGAAAATAAAACTAGACGAGAAATTACTGGAAGTACCTTAAGAAGTGGAGGATCTCAGTCTTGTGGATGTAAATTTGATCTAACTGGAAAAACCTTTGGGGAATTAACAGTTATTGAAAAAGATCTTACAAGAGTCTCTAGTGGTGGAAATATTTACTGGTGGTGTCAATGTTCCTGTGGAGCAATAAAATCTGTGTGTAGTGGTGAATTAAAATGTGGAAAAACTCAATCTTGTGGGCATGTAAAATCAAGAGGGGAAGAAAAAATCTCAAAAATATTGTCTGAAAACAATATAAAATTTAGAAAAGAACAAATTTTCAATGATTTAAAATCTAAAAAAGATGCTTTTCTAAGATATGACTTTAGTGTTTTGGATAGTAATAACAATATAATCTTTTTAATTGAGTTTGATGGAATACAGCATTTTGAAGAATATTATGGTTCTTGGAGTGAATCAAATCCTTTAATAGAAAGACAATACTATGATCAAATAAAGAATAAATATGCATTAGATAATAATATTCTTCTATATAGAATACCCTATACAGAGTATAAAAATCTAGTAACAATAGAAGATTTATTTAATGAAAAATTTTTAATATCTTAAAAGGAGAAGTCTATGTTATATCGGCTAAGTGAATTTGAAAACTATCACGGATATGTACTTACTTGTACTGATTTGTCTATTGATACTCATGGGTTTTGGGCAGCAGGAGCAATATTAATGAATCTGCCTCTTGATAAATTTGTAGAGAAATTGGTTAATGAATATGATGCCAAAATAGTTCCTATAATTAAGTGCGGCAAGCTAGAGTGGTTTTGGTACTACTGGGAAAAACACGACATAGCGTCTTGCCGCAAGTTTAAAAATCACATTAATTCTCTTGCAAGGCGAGAAAATTTTCAAATTTGAAATCCTTAAAAATTTTTGATATAATATTTATATAAGATATGAAATATAAAATAAACAGAATAATATTTGGTAATTGTTTTGTGACCTTGCTATTGTTATAATGTCTAGAGACCAAAATCTAGCATATAACATGATGCAAGAAATATAATATGTTTCATATCTTATTTAATTCGAATATTTGCTAAGGTACCCAAGTGGTGATGGGACAGTCCTTATAAGGCTGCTGCCGCAAGTTCGATTCTTGCCCTTAGTATTGAAAGGATGTTTATATGAAAACTAAAGATATTGGAAATTTAGGTGAAGTAAAAGTTCTATGTAAATTAATAGAACTTGGTTATAATGTATCAATTCCTTATGGAGACAATACTCCTTATGATTTAATAATAGAGAAGGACTGTAAATTATACAAAATTCAAATTAAAGCCTCGACGCAAACGTCTGAAGGAAAAACTACATTTGAATTAAGCGGAAGAAGAAGAAATTCTACAGGACAAAAAACCTCTACTTATACAAATCAAGATGTTGATTATTATGCTTTATATAGTATAGTAAGAGATAAAATTTATTTAGTTTCATTTAAAGATGCTTCATCTAACTCAATTAATATTCGTTTTGAAAATCCAAAAAATAATAATTTTACAAATGTAAAAATGGAGAACGATTATTTAATTGAAAAAGTATTAGAAACAATTTAATATTTTAGTATTAAATAACGTAGGGTGGCGGAATGGTAGACGCGCATATAATGTATAATTAGTCTAGTAATAGACTATAACAGCAATCATTTAATGCTCAATCCAATATGTATATTGAGAGTTCGAATCTCTCCCCTATGATTCAACAAAAGAAAGGAGGTATATGATGAAATTATATTACTTGCACGCAGATGGAACTGAAACTTTCATTGCAGAAGCAGAAGATAAAAATTATAATGCTTACGATGTCCTTAATTCTTTTGGAAAAGATATTACCAAGTATTTAGAAAAAATTGGATATAAAAATTTCTATTCTAGAGTTTATCAAGATTCTCTTGGCTTCTGGAGGATAGATTTTGGAAGCTGGACAGAGTTCTTTATTGTTCGAGATTCAGCAAAAAATTAGATAATTGGAAGATAGTTTAAAAGGTAAAATATCCGGCTAATGGGCGGAAGTTATAAGTTCAAATCTTATTCTTACCAATTGTAATAATAATTATCACATAAATGTTCTTTTTTCAAACGCGGAAGAGTGACTATCTTCTGCATCTCGGGTGGGTATGCAAATGGTGAAGCAAGCAGTCTGTAAAATTGTGACATTAGAAACGTTGCAGGTTCGAATCCTGCCCTGCCCATTTTGCTCGTATGGCGGAATGGCAGACGCAGCGGACTTAAAATCCGCTGTCAGCAATGACGTGCCAGTTCAAGTCTGGCTACGAGTACTTTGCCCAGATGACGGAAAGGCATACGTGCTGCTCTTAGAAAGCAGTTTCTGTGGGTTCAAATCCCACTCTGGGTATTATTTCAAAGTTAGACATATATGACGGAACGGACTAGACGCTATGGGACGCCATAGGAGGGTGTATAAAACACTATTAACAGTGAACGTGGCCTTGCTAACAGCATGACGTGAAATATGCTAACTTTGAAATTTATAACGTGGGACGATAGCTTATGCGGTCTGAGCGTCAGGTTGAAGCCCTGAAGGATGGAGGTTCAACACCTCTTCGTCCCACTACAGATTTACATGGGGCCATAGCTTAGCTGGGAGAGCACCTGCTTTGCAAGTAGGAGGTCGCGAGTTCGAATCTCGCTGGCTCCATTCATACCATGTGGTATGCGTTATACATCTCTCTGGATATGTGAAAGAAATTGTTCATTGCCTTCGTAGGAAAATGGTTAATCCGTCCGACTGTCTATCGGAAGAGTGTGGGTTCGAATCCCATCGGAGGCGTTACCCTGATGTAACTCAGTTGGTTAGAGATCCCGTCTGATAAGCGGGAAGTCGGAAGTTCGAATCTTCCTGTCAGGATTGTATTATTTGTTCGAGTAGTCTAATGGACAGAACAGGGCACTTCTAATGCTCTAATGTAGGTTCGATTCCTACCTCGAACGTTTGCATGTGTAGCCAAGCGGTATGGCAGCGGGCCTTTAACCCGTATATCACAGGTTCAATTCCTGTCACATGCATCTGGCCCCGTAGTCTAGTGGTTAGGACACTGGCCTTTCAAGCCAGTAGTGTAGGGTTCGAGTCCCACCGGGGTCATTGGCGAATAAAACGTCAAACATATAAACTTTTTTCTTTTTTAATCGCGGGAGTTGTTATTTATCTTGTAATAGATAAAAACAGCAAAATCAATTCCCGCATATTGGTTGAGTATGCAAGTGGTTATAAGCAGGCTGTCTTGAAAACAGTTAGCTGTAAAAGGCACGTGGGTTCGAATCCCACCTCAACCGCTAACTTGGTGTAACACAATGGAGAGTGTAGGGCACTACGAATGCTCTAATATAGGTTCGAATCCTATCATCAAGATTTAATGCTGTGTTATAAAGGTAATTGGTACCCCTCTTGCCTGCTAAGCAAGCAGTCATTAATTTGGCTTCTGAGTTCAAATCTCAGGCACAGCGTTTAATACAAAGGACAAAGCTCTTTAATTTTATCTTTGTAATTTTAGAATCTCTCAAGGAACTATATAAAGAAAAAGGATTAGATTGTACTCATCTTGATAAAGATGTGGAGGAAGTTTTCGAAGAAGACGTTTCTGCATCTGATGTAAGTAGTTATGGACCAGGTATGAAACGATGCCTGGTTCAATATAGGAGTTAAACCGCAATATCAAGGGATGATTAAGGGTCTCCAAAACCCTGGGTAAGGCGTTCGACTCGTCTAGCTCCTGCTAATCAATATCTAGATTTTATTCTCTTTTGATTTTTATAAAAAATAATGATATAATTATTATATAATAAAAAAAGAAAGAAGAGATAGGTATGAATATTTATATAATGTGGTATTGTATTTCATTTATGTTATGGATTACTGTGTTTTCTAAATCAAATGAATATGGAAAAATCAATGATATAATTATGATGTGGTATGGAGTAGTTGTAGTTTTGATACTTTTGATTGCTTATATGACATCAACATTTAATTAAATTTTCCAGTAAAACATTTCTCTTTGATTTTTATAATAAATAATGATATAATTAATATATAATAAAAAGAAAGAAAGAGGGATAGAGGTATGAATATAAGTGTTTATATTGTATTATATTGTATTATATTTATAATATGGGCTATTGCATCTTTTAAGTCATATAAATGTGAAAAAATCAAAGATATAATTATAATGTGGTGTGCGGTAGCTGCACTCTATATACTTTGGATCAATTATATGATAACAACATTTAATTAGCCGGCAAATAGGCCAGTTTCTTACTAGTCTAGCCAAGTCAGTTAAAAGGCTTTTGCCGCATATTCTCCTGTAGTCCAGTTGGTAGAACACGCGACTGTTAATCGCGGTACACAGGTTCAAGTCCTGTCGGGAGAGTTAAGACATTTAATAATGTCTAAATATTAAAATAAAAAGGAGCTATTTATGAAAACTATGAGAATGCCAAAAGGTTGGGTACTGGTAGGAACGAATGCATTTGAATTTGGCAAAGTTAGAAACAGAACGGAGCAGCTTGGTAAAGATCATGCTTTTAGGATGGCCATTAAAAATGCTAAGCCGCTAGTTATTCCAGAAAAGAAAGCGGCAAAGTAATAATTCATACGCGGCGAAGAATGTTATACCTTTTGCCGCACTTCGCACCATTCGCCTAGTTGGTATTATGGCATCTGCCTTCCAAGCAGAAATAAGGTCGGTTCGAATCCGACATGGTGCTTAATTTCGCGCCTTTGCATAATTTTGTTACCTCCAAAAATGACTAAATGAAAGGAGGCGCTGAAATTGCCATTAAAAAAAGGATATTCAAAGAAAACAGTTTCAAGCAATATACGAACTCTATTAAAAGAAGGTCGTAGTAGAGATCAAGCAGTCGCAATAGCATTAAATATAGCTAGAGAATCTGCTAAATCTCACGGAAAAAAGAAGTAATTGAAAATCTTAAAAAATTTTGTTATAATATTTATATAAAGAAAGACACATACAGCAAATCTTTTAAAGAAAATAATGCCGAAATGTTATTAAATTAATGTGTCTTGAATAATAAAAAGGAGAATGCTATGGGCAAAAGGATAGATGGAGTGGTCACACAACGTTATATGTCGAATGGTAAAGACGCTAGAGATTTGAACAGAATTAAACATGCTTCTTCTTTTAAAATAAAGAAAGAAATTAAAAAGAAATCTTGGTTTGAAAAGATAATTGATTTTTTAAAAAAATTTTGATATAATATTTATATAAGAAAAAGACACATATACAGCAAATAAACAAATTATATAAATTACATTTTTGAATGTTAGTATGAAAAAAAATGTGTCTTGAAATGCTCTTTGGTCCAGTAAATAGTGGCAGGACGCCTCCCTTTAAAGGAGGAGGAGGAGACATGGGTTCAAATCTCATAAGAGCAATTTAGTTTACTTATGATTAGGCATTGATAAGAAAGTTTTGCGCAAAATTTTCTAACTAAAGTACTAAATATTAAGTAGGCTAAGGTTTTTGTAAGTTTTGAGAATACTTCCTTTTTAACTCAAAATAACGAAGTAATAACTCCTATGGTGGGACTGAATGGAGAATGTCACGGAGTAATGAGCCTTAATCATTCATACATCTTCCGGAGGATGTATGCAAGAATACTTGTTTGGACTCTTTTCTGCTAACTTAAAATGGCGGTGAAGATGGGTGTGTTCGATTCCACCCAAGTATTTAATAGGAGTCTGGATTTAAAGATCCCTCTATGGCCAAGAGGTGGATCAAGTTAATCAGACTTAATGAAGGAAACTTTAGAAACTTCTCCTATTTTATTATATAATAAACAAAGAAAAAGATGAATGTGGCGTTCCGCGCCGCGGTGCCTTATGGATGAATGGTAAGTCGTCTGCTCTGTTTATAGCAGAGGGAGATCTAGGGTTCGAATCCCTAGTAAGGTATTCCACACTTTGTTGATTGGGTGTGGTAACAGGGAAGGCTGTTTAATTCCTTCAATAGTTTTACTATGGTAGAAGCATACGCGTAGTGGATATTATAGTTTAATTGTTAAACGGTATACCTACTGGTCTTTTTCGAGATCAAGACCTAAAAGAAACTCCTCTAGTGAGTGTCATAGAAACCTCTCACAACCTGGTGCGGCGAAGATAGCTGATTAAAAGCGTGGTCGGCGTCGCATCATTAATGGGGAGTAGAGCTAACTGGAAGGCGCCCTCACTTGGAATGAGGATCGTGTGGGTTCGAATCCCACCTCTCCAACTGTGACTGTGGCTCAATTGGTACAGCAGCGGATTGTGATTCCGCTATTTGAGGGTTCGAATCCCTTCGGTCACCTCGCGGGAATGGTGTAATGGTAGCATTAAATGATAAGTAACTAGAAGGTGGTTACATTCAGCAAATAAACTATACATCCAAATAATAAAAAGGTGAGAGTTCGAATCTCTCTTCCCGCACAAAACCTTGTTAAGTTGAAACATATCTATTGTCCGCGAAAGGAGTAACATGAAATTTATTCTTGCTTATAACAATGGTGCTGATAAGATATATTTTTGTTATCAACATGAAAAGATAATTCTTTTTAATACTGTTGATGAAGCTACGGCTTTCGCTCAAGAATTTATTAACAGAGCCACTCCTCATCTTTTAATGAGCGGACTTATGATGGTAGTCCCGCAACTTGGAAACAATATTTCGTTAGAGAAGATTGATGATTTATCTACTGTTTCATGGAAACATGTTCCTTTTGAAGATATTAAACATTTAAAGTAATAAACATATAGGCACCCACAGCAAAAATGAAAGAATGAATAATTTAAAGATTGGTAATACCATTAAGATTAAGTATACATAACTAAAGTGCCTAGATATAAATAAATAAAATAAAAGACACACACAGCAATCTATCGCCGAGAGGCATCAAACTTTTAATTTGACAAAATCTGTGTCTTGATTAGAATAAAAGACAGTAACAGCAATTAATTTTATTTTATAGGAAAATATTTAAACTGTCTTGAATAATTGCCCTTTGGTGTAATGGTAGCACAGGACACTTTGACTGTTCTAGTGAAGGTTCAAATCCTCCAGGGGTAGCTATATCATATTACAACAAGAAAGGAGAATAAAATGATAATACGTATTTATTTAGCATCATTAATAATTCTTATTTTAACAATATCTAGTCAGTATGACAGAACTAAAAAACAATGGGACGAAGTAGCATCTATGTTTATGGCATTTCCTTTCGTAGGCAAGGTTGTTTCTTCTATTTGTATAGCAGCATGTCTTCCTCTTTTTGCTATAGTTTCAATTTCCAGTTTAATAGTATCAATTGTTAACAAAATTTTAATTTTAGGAGGCAAATAATGCTTACAATAAATGATCTAAATCTCATTAAAAACACTCTTGAAAGTGTAATACCTTGCAATCATGAAATCTTAAAGAAAGTAAATAAAGAAATTAATGAGGCAAAAGAATATGAAGGACTTTGCGTTTGGAGATTTCTTTGGGATTTTGATCGAGCAGGATCAATAAGAGGAACATTTATTGCTTCAAGACAAGAGGTCGCTAATTCTTTTGGTAAAAATGTTTATTTTGGAGAAGTTCTTGGTGAACGTAGCAATATAGAGGGAATCCTTGAACCTTTTGATATCAAGCTTATAAGTGATAATCCTGTGTTGGTAAAAGAGTATACACCTGTTGGTTTTAATCCTCTTAATTGTATTGATGATGATTAATGAATAATATAAAATTTGGAGGTAAATAATGATTTTACTCATACTTATAACTTGGGGACTAATATCTATTTTTGGAGGCGCAATTGCTAGTTCAGAAGTTAATGATTTTGAAGATTTATATGATCTTGTTATTAAAGATAGATATTCTGATAAAAACGCATTTGGATATTTTTATACTACAATCGGAATAATTTATTGTGCTCCAGCAATTATTATCGCCAGTATATTGATTCTAATAAGAAATATTTGTTTTTTTATACATGATTTAGGTATTAAATAGTTTCGTTGCCCTTTTAGTTTAATGGTAAAACCGCTGCCTTGTAAGCAGCAGATCTCAGTTCGATTCTGAGAGAGGGCTTTAGTAATAATAATGCGGGGTAGAGCAGTGGAAGCTTAGCGGGCTCATAACCCGAAGGTCGGTGGTTCAAATCCATCCCCCGCTATTTCCTCAAAAGAGGATGATGATCAGTCAGATTGAATGCGGATATAGAAGCTGCGATAAGGGTTTCTTGACTAGCCTAAAAAACAAAAGTCAAGTGGTGCAGAAGATGCTTTAATATAAAGACACATACAGCAAAATTTTGAACTATAATAATTAACACTTATTAGATCTTTCAGCGGTGTCTTGATTACAAGAGTTAAGAATTACAGGTTAGAAACAACAGATTAAAATAAAGACACAAACAGCAAAAATTATAAAATCCTGGTGGAAAAATTATTTTTAGTGTCTTGTAATAATGTCTGGTTAGTCCAGTTGGTAGAACGAGGGTCTGCAACACCCTAGGCTGGGGTTCAAATCCCCAACCAGACTTAACCTCAACAATAGTAGAATGTTTAATAAATAATTAGATTAAATGTTCTACTTTATTTTTTTGAAAAATAATGATATAATAATTATATAAGAAAAAGAAAAGAGGATATCTCAAATGACTAAGAAAAAGAAAATGTTAAAAAGAGCATTACTAGTATCAATTATATGTGTATCTGGATTATTAGGAGGTTGCTCTTCCTGTAGTAGGATGAAGAAATCTCTTTCCAGTGATATGTCTGGCGGTCTTAATAGAACAGTTACTGTTTATGACTATAATGGAGATGTAATCAGGGAGTGGGATGGTAAATTTGACATTTCTGAAAATGATACAAAAGTTTACTTTGATGATCAATATGGTAAAAGAGTAATTATTTATAACGCAATTGTCATTTCAGAGGAGCATTAGGTGCGGCAAAGAGGTATGTCGATAACAAGGCTAGTATAGTTATCGACATACCGCCAGCCCGCGTAAAGAGGAAAAGAAATGCATAAAAATATATCTCAACATAGAAATAAACGTACTGGAAAAATCAAAAAGAAATTCTTTAACAAAGTAAAAGCTGAAAAAAGAGCAGAAAAATTAACTAATTCTAGTATGACTGGAACACAATACGAAGCTATAAATGTTACTTTTGTGGGTGGTGGCACGTTGGACATTCATAAAATAAATCTTGACAAAGATAAGGAGAAAAAATGATGGGAAATTTAATTAATGGATTGAAAGCAGAAACAAACATGAAACTTACGGAGAATGGTGGATTGGCTTATAAGTCAAGCCTCAACCCTGTTCTAGATCTTTTTGCTCTTGGTGGGGCATATAGAACTAGAGATGAAAGCGATTGTATTTCTCTTTTTCAGAAAGCGTTCAGAGCAAATGAAAAATATGCAATGAAATGTTTGTTCTATTTAAGGGATATTCGTGGCGGGCAAGGCGAGCGCAGATTCTTTAGAATTGTTCTGAACTGGCTAGCTAAAAATGAACCAGACACCGTCCGCAGAAATATGGCACAGATTAGCAATATGGGTCGCTGGGATGACTACTACTGCCTAGTTGATACTTCTCTTGAGAAAGAGATGTTTGAGTTTCTTGGTAATCAGCTTATCCTTGATATGCAGTGTGAAACTCCAAGCTTGCTTGGAAAATGGCTGAAATCAGAAAACGCATCTAGCAAGGAAACAAAAATACTTGGTTTCAAGACCAGAGAATCACTTCGTCTTTCACACAAGAGCTACAGAAAGATTTTAACTAAACTAAGAACAAAGATCAATGTTCTTGAGAAGTTAATGTCAGAGGGACGCTGGGAAGAAATTGAGTTTGATAAGATTCCTTCTAAGGCTGGCTTTAAATATCGCAATGCCTTCGCGCGCAGAGATATTATTGCCAAGAAATATGAGGCATTTACTAAGGATGAAAATACTGAAGTAAATGCAAAAGATCTCTTCGTTCATGAAATAGTTCACAAAGCTATCTTTCATGACCGTGATAACCGTTATATAAATGGCTTAGAGCGCTCAGATAGACAAACTGAGCGGGCTATGATAAATAAATATTGGAAGAATGTACCAGATTACTTTGAGGGCAATGAAGGAAGTTTCTTATGTATGTGTGATACTTCTGGATCAATGGCCGGATCAGACGCCAATTCTCCAATTTTTCCAGCTATTGCGCTTTCGATGTACTGTGCAGAAAGACTAAGCGGGCCATACAAAGATCACTTCTTAACATTTTCATCAAGTCCTTCTCTTGTTGAAATTACAGGAATTGATTTTGTGGATAAGGCTAGTAAGATCTATAAGAATTCTATTGTAGAAAATACTAACCTTGAATCTGCTTTTGATCTTGTATTGACTACTGCGCAAAAGCATCACTTGTCTCAGTCTGATTTACCTAATACAATTGTTGTTCTCAGCGACATGGAGATTGATAACTGTACTGGAGGAGATCACTGGAGTCGCTGGAATGGCTGGAGTAACAATTGCAGAAATGCATGGACAAGAGAGAACGCTGATACAATGATGGAATCCATGAGAAAGAAATGGAATGCCGCGGGATATGAAATGCCAAAGCTAGTATTTTGGAATTTACAAGCTCGCCAGGATACATTTCTACAGAAGGCAGATAACACTGTTTCTTTTGTATCTGGATTCTCTACTAGCACATTCAAGTCTCTATTAAGCGGCAAGTCCGGAGTAGATCTGATGTTAAATGTGTTGGACAGCGACCGCTATGCTGAAGTTGTTTAATATTAATGAAGAATGATGAAAATCATTCTTCATTTTTTTTGTTTATTGAATTTTAATAAAATAAATGTTATAATATATATATATAAATAAAAAAAGAAAGAAGGAATTTGAATATGAAAAAATGTAATGAGAATGATACCTATATCTTTGAAAAAGTAACTAATAAAAATGGTGAAATTTTGTATGCTGATATTGATAACTTTTACATGAATATTAAGAAGGAAGAAAATGATCCTCCTGTTTTGGTTAATATATCTCCAATAGAATATTCAGAGATACGTATTAGATATAGATACGCATTTGCTTCTTTTATTATAAAGAATGTTTCAATGTTTAATGCTACTAATAATACATTAATTATTGAATCTGAAAACAATGAAATTTTTTATTTTACAAGAGTAGAAAGAACCTATAGGTTGTCTGAATCTCAATTGCTAGAATTATTGAGCAAAGCTTATCCCCTCGATAATGCTACTGATATTATTGATAACTATAAAACAGTTCATGAAAGCAATGAAGAAGATGAAAATTTACATTACTATAGTGCATAATTATTCAAACAGGGATGAAAAAAATCATTCCTGTTTTTTTGTTTAGGCTGCAGGGCAGATATGGCTCGCTCCGCAGAATAAAAATTAGCTCAGGAAATTTTTGGCTTGAAAATTACATACTATTGAATTCCAATAAAATAAATGTTATAATATATATAATAAATAAAATAAGGAGTGCTAAAATATGGAAAATAAAGATTTTTCAAATATAATTTGGGATATAGATCTTAGTCTAGGAGATAATATAGACGAATATTATATTCCAAGAGAGATTTATATTCTATATATATTTTTTCTTTTAGAAGAGGAAGAAATTACTAAAGATGAAGCAAAAAAATTGATGTTAGAAGGTTTTTTTGAACTTTGTTCTCCTTTAGATGTCGCTAGTGATATATGTGTCATGAGGGGTCATAAGGAAGACTCTTATGATCATATCCATTGTCGCGATCTAGTTGAGGAGTTCTTGGCAGTAGAATTTTATTGTGAAAGACATGGAGAACATATCAGATATCATTATTATTTTAATCAAGGAGAATAAAATGGATAAAAAAGAGAAAATTTTAAAAAGGCTAGAAGAACAGATGGATGAAATTATAAACAAACTGCATATTGATGAATTTAACATAATTGGGATTTTCCTTTATGGAAGCCAGAATTATAATTTAGACACAGAAAATTCTGATATTGACTCTAAAATGTTAATTATTCCAGATAAAAAGGATTTTCTACTGGGTAAAAAATTCTATTCTTATGATTATCATTTTGAGAATGGTGAAATTTGCTCTATCCAAGATATTAGACACTTTGCTGAAAAGGGATTGAAGAATCAAAACATTAACTTTTTAGAGATTTTATTCACTGATTATGTAGTTTTTGGAGACAATGAGATTTTATATACAGTTTGGAATTCTTGTTTTAACTTATATAAAGAAGATATTGCTGGATGTAATTTACCAGTTATGTTTAAATCTCTTTATGGTCAGGCAAAGCATAGTAAAACATATGGTACAGAAAAGAGTTTTGGAAAAGTTCTGTACTTTGGACATGTAATGCGCTACCTTGATCTTAGAGCATCTGGTATATTTCCTGAGCACCAATCTTATAAAAGTTGTATTAAGATGATTCCAGGAACTAGAATCAGAGAAAAAATTATCTCTTTAAAAGAAGGAAATTATATTAATGGTCTTGATCATAATAGACGAAATATAGAAAGTGAAGTGGATAATTATTTAAATCAAATGGAAATGCTTACAAATGAATATTCTGCTAAAGAACCAAAAGATAAAGAATTAATAGATAGACTTATTTATTCTTATATGAATTATATTGTGTATAATGAATACACAAGAGGTAAATATTATGAGTAATAGCTATGCTGGAATAGGTAGTAGAGATACGCCTATATTTATACAGAATTATATGAAACAAGTTGCACACAGTCTAGCTCGCAAAGATTTTATTCTTAGATCTGGGCATGCTTTTGGCGCGGACAGTGCATTTGAATTTGGTTGCGATAAAGCTTCTGGTAAAAAAGAAATCTATCTTCCGTGGAAAAATTTCAATGGATCAGATTCAAATCTTATAATTAGAGAAAGAGAGGCCTATGATATCGCTGAAAAATTTCATCCGGCTTGGGATAGATTGTCACAAGCTGGAAAGTTATTAATGATGCGAAATTCCTATCAAATACTTGGCATAAATCTCGATGATCCATGTAATTTTGTTTTATGCTGGACGTTGCGCGGCCAAGGTAATGGTGGGACTGGCCAAGCGTTAAGAATTGCAAGAGAATATGATGTTCCAATATTTGATTTTGGGCGATATCAAAATGAAAAATTATTAAAACAGTTTAATAAATTTAAAGAAAAGTTTATTCTTTTGAAGGAGGTGTGATGCTTGGATTTTCTTGACAAAATTCTTGATTCAGATGTAAAGGTTGGAGATATATTCTCAAATGGTGAAGAAAATTTAAAAAGAGATTACAGAAAGCTTAGTAAAATTTGTCATCCGGATTCTAACCAAGATCCGCGCGCAGTGGATGCTTTTCAAAAACTTAATCAGCTATATGATAAAGCATTAGATATGATTCATAAAAATATTTGGGAAAAATCTAATTATTTGGAGATTAAAACAAAAACCAATACAACTCTTAAAATTAATTATTTCTATCATCATACTTTTGAATTGGGTGAGTATTATGTATGCGACAAGCATATTATTTATTTATTTGATTTTAATAAAAAAATATATTATAATAATTATATCAAACAAATAAATGAATTAAAATATGAAGATAAGAAGATGGAGGATTTTTATAAGAAATTATTTCCAGCAATCGAAGCTGAATATGACACAAACACTAGTCACATAATTTTAATAAGCAAGCCCGCGGACGTATATCCATTAAGATGTTTTATTGATAATGTCTTTAAAGGAGATGTTCCGCCAAAGCATCTTGCCTGGATGATTACTAGACTATTAAATATAGGATGTTTTCTTAAATTTAACAATCTAGTTAACAATGGAATAGAGATCGATAACTTGTTCGTTTGTCCAAAATTTCATTCAATTTGCTTATATGGCGGTTGGTGGTTTACAACAAAAGAAGACGAAACAATGATTGGAACTACAAAAAATATTTTCAATTTAATGCCACCAAAAGTTAAATCAGAGAAGATATCTAAATCTATAACAGATATTGAATCAATAAAAGCTTTTGGAAGAGCATATCAAAAAGATTTACCAGACGACTTTAAAAATTTTCTTAACTCTGGCACCCTTGATAATTCAGTAGAAGAATTAAATAAATGGGATTCCGCACTTGATAAAAGTTTTGGAGAAAGAAGATTTATAAAGATAAAAACAACGAAACAAGAAATTTATAATATAAAAAATTAAAAGGAGATAATAAAATGGGCGGAGGAAGTTGGACTAACAAAGATTGGGTTACTTATTCAAATGCAAGAGGAATGACAGCACAATCAACAGCAAAAGATTTATATAAATCAGTTGATATTAGAGCGGATTTTAATCCAAAAGGAGTGAAATTTAGAGAAAGTTGTGATAGTGCAGATCATCCTAACTCTCATCCAATTATACTAGGTCTTGATGTGACCGGAAGTATGGGATCTGTTTTGGAAACAATCAGTAAAAAATTAAATCTTTTAATTACAGAAATTTTTGAAAGAAAACCTGTGGAAGATCCACAAATCATGTTTGTAGCTTTTGGAGATGCAAGATGCGACTCTAGGCCGCTACAGGTGACACAATTTGAATCAGACATTCGTATTGCAGAACAGCTTAATGATGTTTATTTTGAGAAGCGCGGCGGTGGCAATGGCGGAGAATCTTATGCTTTACCATGGTATTTTGCGGCAAGACATACAAAACTTGATAATTTTGATAAGAGAGGCCAAAAGGGTTATTTATTTACTATTGGTGATGAATGTTGCCATCCTGAACTAACGGCCAGTCAGATTGAGACATTTATTGGAGATGATATTGAAAAAGATTTGACTGCGGAAGAAGTACTTACAGAAGTATCTCGAATGTACGAGGTATATCATCTAATTGTTGAACCTTGTTATAATCAAGATGTAACTGGAAGTTGGAGAAATCTACTGGGTAAAAATGCCATCATGGTTGAAAATGTTGATAACATTCCAGAAGTAATAGTTTCTATTCTTGAGCTTCACGCGGGAAAGGATGTTAACACTGTAGTTAACTCTTGGGATGGATCTACTTCTGTAGTTGTAAAGAATGCAATTAATGATTTGGCAATTGCTTCTGCAGAAAGTAACTTAATTACATTTTAATATAAGAAAGGAATAAAATGAAAGATATTAAAGTAGTTATAGGAGCAAATTTTGGTGATGAAGGAAAAGGATTAATGACTGATTATTTTGCGGATAAAGCAAAAGAAGCCAATGAATCTTGTGTTGTTGTTTTGCATAATGGTGGCGCGCAAAGAGGACACACTGTTGTTACTCCAGAGGGGTATCGTCATGTATTTAAGCATTTTGGTTCTGGAACTTATGTAGGTGCAGCAACCTATATCGCAAAGGAATTTATTGTCAATCCCGCGTACTTTCGAAAAGAATATGAAAGTTTGAGTAGACATCTTAAAATGCCAGAAATTTATATTAATCCAAATTGTAAATTAACTACTATCTACGATATGCTTATTAATCAGGTTCTTGAAATTGATCGAGGATCTGGTAAGCATGGTAGTTGCGGATCTGGAATATTTGAAACCTTATATAGAAATCAAAATGGGATTGATTTTGTAAACACCTTTGAATACAACCCTCTTAGAATGACTGTTGGAGAATTTAATCAGTTAAGTTATATAAGTAAAGTAGATTTTCTTAATTTTATAAGAAAAAGCTACGTTCCAAAAAGATTTGATATCTTTGGATTAAAAAATATTTCTGTTGAATTTACTAATGTTTTACTTAGTGATGCCGCAATAGTTAATTTCATTGATGACTTTTCCTTTATGATGAACAATTCTTCTTTTGCAAATGATGAAGTATTAAATAGATATGATTCAGTTATTTTTGAAAATGGTCAAGGATTGTTATTAGATCAGCATAATAGAGATTATTTTCCGCACTTGTCTCCGAGTAATACGGGCCTTTCTAATCCCACAGAAATTTTAAATGGACTGGATTATACTGGGATAGTAGAAGCTTGTTATGTTTCTCGTACCTATATGACAAGACATGGTGTAGGAAGATTTGATACAGAATGTCATAAGACAGAGTTTTATGATAATATGGTTGATATGACAAATGTTCCTAATCCTTTTCAAGATCATTTAAGATATGGGAAATTGAATTTCATGGATTTAAATAAAAGAGTAAATAAAGATATTTTGTCTGCTAAAGGAAAATTTATTATCAAAGAAAATCTTGCTTTTACACATATGAATGAATATCAAGAAGATTTTGTAGCAAAGTATCCTATGAAATATCATTCTTATTCACAAACAAGGGATGGAGTTTATTTGAAAAGCTAGAAGAAATTCTAGCTTTATTTTTATATAAAATTATGATATAATTATTATAGAAAGAAAAGGAGTGATAATAAAATATGGGTTATATGTTTGGATACCAAGTAAAAGAGGTTGGTTGGAGACAATTAAAAAAAGGTGACATAATTAAAGGATACTATGATAAGTATAGTAATACAACAAATTACTTTCTCGCAGAAGTATTAGATACAAATCTTTCCTATATAACAGTTGTTTCTATGTATTATGATCATACTGAAAGAGTAATTTCTTCTGATTGTAAATTTATAGTAGAGTTGACAGAAGAAGAAATCTTGACCAAGTATCGTGAAAGCGCGAAAGAGATTGTTAAACTGATTAAAAATGAATTGCCTTTTTATGAAATTGGAGATCATGAAATGTGGAATGGTTGGGTTTGTGCAGATCCCTACGAACAAGCATTTGAACTCAAAAGAAATAATTTAGTTCTTTTGGGAGTTTGCAAAGATATTCCTTATGGTGACAAAGGGGAAATTGGAATTGTTGCTAGGGATGAGGATGGAGATGATAATTTTTGGTGTCATATACCAGAAAAATGGTTTGATGATTGGGAAGAAGAATATCCAGAACTTTACAAATAAGGAGGAAAAATATGAAAGAAAAGAGATATATAATATCAGAATCTGAATTATTAGACTTAATAAGTGATAGTAACAAGCTTGAAGCTTTAGAATGTGGCGGCGTGGACAATTGGATATGGTATGGAGGCGCAATAGGAGAATTTATTAAAAATAAAATTGAAGAAGATGGATATGGACAAATGCTTTTAGACAGAGGAAAAGAAAATCTAGAGGATATAGAAATTAAAGATTTTTCATATCTGGATTTGAAATATTATGAACCTTTTAACGAATGGGAGGTATAATAAAGTGGTAAATATAATGGAAACAATAATATTATGTAAAGAACATTTACCAAAGGAAAAGTTTGATCACTCTTTAAGGGTAGCAATCAATGTTTTTAATAGTCCTACAACTGTCTATATGTCTATTATAGAGCGAGAATTAATTTTTTCTCTAGCTTTAATACATGACATGATAGAAGATACAGACTGCAACATTGATACTATTGTTAATACAATAGATAGTGGTTCTAATATAACTTATTTGAAACAAGCTTTAGAATTACTTACTCATGATAAAAAAGTTGATTCTTATGAAACATATATTAAGAAAATTAGAGATACTGCAACAAAAGGCGGATTTTATTCGCAGGCGGCGTTCTACGTTAAACAGGCGGATATGAAAGATCATCTTGAGCAAGAGGAAACATTAACAGATGCGCTAAAAGAAAAATACTACCCAGTAATAAAATATTTGTTATAAAAAAATAAGACCTTTATAATTTTATAAAGGTCTTTATTTTTATTCCCATTCCCGCATATAACTTGCATAAGCTGTCCAGTTAGTAGCACTTTGATAATCTTTAAGCGTACCAGGTGGGACGTATATTATACAACCATCATTGATGCCATCAAATGCATTTGTTGACAGTGTTGGCGGCTCAGTAGCTTTAATAAGATAATTTTTAATAATATAACATTGATAAAATGCACTACCACCAATACTTGTAACACCACTTGGTATTGACATGCTAGCCAGAGTATAACATTGATAGAACGCGCTACTACCAATGCTCGTAATATTATCTGGTATTGATATACTAGTCAAACTATAACAATATTGAAATGCATAATTACCAATAGTTGTAATAGTATTTGGTAATGATACACTGGAAAGATTATAGCATTGTTGAAATATATAATTGCTAATGCTTGTAATACCATTTGGTATTGATATGTTACTCAAACTATAACATTGATAAAAAGCATAGTTACCAATAGTTATAACATTAGCCGGTATTAATATATTAGTCAAATTGTAACATTGATAAAAAGCATTCTCCGCAATACTTGTAATATTGCTTGGCATTAATACAGTAGTCAAACTATAGCATTGTCGAAACGTACTAGCATTAATACTTGTAACGTTGTTTGGTATTGATATAGTAATTAAACTGTAGCATTGATAAAAAGCATTCTGACCAATAAGTGTAGCACCACTTGGTATTGATATGCTAGTCAAGTTATAGCAATTTCGAAATGAATAAGAATCAACATATCTACATCTATCACCAAGTCTAACTTCTGTACAAGTATAATTGGGAGATATGTTAAACATATTACTCGGCAAACCTGAGCCTCCCCAAAAATAATAATTACCAATACTATCTACTTTTATTGTATAAGATCCCATACTAGAATATGTATGAGTAAAAGTTTTTGTTCCGATAGTAGTTGAAGTAGCATCCTCAACTGTTCCATCGCCCCAATCTATATTAATTATGCTTCCTGCTGTGCTATTATAAATACGCATATCTGTACTTAGCCCAGTAATCTCTGTAAATGTCAAATCAAATTCACTTGCTTCGCTTTTTGTAGTGTATATTGCTCCTACATTAATGGGAATAGTTGTTGCATTAACATGTACTAAAGAATAATTCCATTCTTGAAATAATAATTTATCATGAACAGGCCCATCTGGCAAAGATGTAAGCGCGTTAGCTTCACTTATGGTGTAAGAATACAATAATGTTCCATCATAATCATAAAAATTAACATCTTTGTTAGATATAGTCCCACCATTAGTCTTTATTTTTCGTATGCTATTACCATATTCACTAGTAGCAGTATCCTTGGAAACACTTACGCCTTTTTCAATGATAGCTGCTTGAATATCATCAAAATCATCAATAGCTTGTAATATGTTTTCAGATAAAGTTCTTTTAGCCATCTAGCCTTGCCTCCAATCTGTTATTTAAGTCACCAATAGTAGATTGCAGGTCTGAAATATCGTCTGCGTTTTCTCTACTACGAGTTTCAACATCATTTAAAATAATCCATTTAGCTGTTGCTTCTGCTTGCATTGCAGCTATAGTTGTTGTATTACTATTTATTTTATCATTAACATTAGTTCCATCACTAAGCTGAATAGCACTAGCTGGATGTTGATTTGGTAAGCTGCGGCCAGTTAAATCTCCATGATTGGTAACTCCACCGTCACCACCGCCACCTGTTCCGCCTAAATTTCCATAAAAACTTGTCATATCTTCCCTCCTTTTAATATATAAAGTCAACTATAGTACTAGCATCTGTTGCGCCTGGTGTTGGAAAATATAGCGAAATAATTTGCACAGTATTATCTAATTCATATATACCAGTTTTTCCAATCCTTATATTGGCACCATTAATATTTACTATTGTTCCTTCACTTGCTTGTATACCAAGCTTTATTAATCGCGGAGGGTCACTCTCCGGGACTGCTTTAGTAATTGCTCCATTTACTCCCAAAAGGTCTGATGTGTCAAAAGGTCCCAGTACTTGATTTACACGACCTTGTATTAAACTTTTCATATGTTTACTCCTTTACATTTTATTTAGAATAAGTATAAGTTAATACTTAAATTATTCCTAATATTATTTAAATTTTGCTTATACACTTTAGCCATTTTCGTCCCTTTGATTTATTAAATAAATTTTGTTATAATTATTATATAGTAAAATAAAGAAAGGAGAATTTATTATGCGTTTTACAATAGACATGATTAAAGATTATAGAGATCTTGCTAGAAGAGGAAAGAATAAGCTATCATTAGAGGTATATTCTTCTATCATTAATACCGCTCAGAACCTCGCCATCGCGCGAAAAGATAAGGATAACGTGAGTGATGATATGGTGAAGTCCGCTATTAACAAAGAATATAAAATTATCAAAGAGCAAATTGCAACATGTCCAAAAGATAGAAAAGACTTGTTAGACACATTCCTCATTAAAGAGGCTATTGTTTCAAATCTTATGCCAAAACAGATGTCTGAAAAAGAGTTGCAAGATTCTATCAGAGGTATAATTGATCGTATTAAAGATGATTTAGATGTCGAATTTGATCAGCCTCTTGATAAGAAATATAAGGGAACTGTTATGAAGGAAACTATGTCAGAATTAGCTGATCAGGATAAAAGCTTAATTAGCAGATTGGTAGGTGAATACTTTTGATTTATACAACTTATTTTGGAAATTTGAGAAAATTGCCAAGTGATATTGTTCCAATTGCTATTTGCGCGAAAGTTCCGGACTGGTATAAGGGGTTACATTACAAGGCATTCGCGCCAAAGTATGATTTCTTTATAAAATATAAACAAGATGGCGATGAAAAAAGTTTTACAGAACAGTATTACAGTAGGGTATTATTTAATCTTTGTCCTTATGATGAAAAGAGAAAATTATTTGAGCTATCAAATGGCAAAGATATCGTTTTAGTATGTTATGAGAAAGATGATTTTTGTCATCGACATCTGGTAGCAAAGTTTTTTAATCAAGTAGGAATTGAATGTATAGAATGGAAGGAGAAATAAACTATGAGCAGATCATTAGCTAGAGTAGAAAAAATTATTGATATAGTACCAATTGAAAAATATGACAGAGTAGAGTATGCTACAGTTTTGGGCTGGCATGTAATAGTTCAGAAGGATCAATTCAAACCTGGAGATCTGTGCGTATATGTCGAGATTGATAGCGTTATGCCTGCAAGTAATCCAGAGTTTCAATTCTTGTCTAAAAAGGCTTATAGAATTAAAACTCAAAAGATGTGCGGCGTTTTATCACAGGGTATCTGCTTCTCAACCTCTATCCTTGATAGCACTAATTTAAAAGGAAAGAAATTAACAGAAGGCATGGATGTTACTGAAGCCCTAGGTATTGTGCAGTATGAAGCAACAAGAGATAAAGATCCTGAGACTCGGGAAGAGCCTAAAAAAGGATTGGCTAAGTATATGATGAGATTCAAGTGGTACAGAAAATTATCTGTAAAAAAGACGCGTAATTCTTCTGCCTTTCCATCTTTTATCTCTAAAACAGATGAAACAAGGATTCAGAATGCTCCATTCTATTTGAAGATGGATAATAAATATGTAGTGACCGAAAAAGTAGATGGCCAGTCAGGTACGTTCTATCTTAAGCGGCATTCGCGCAAACTGCCATTCTTAAAAGATAAATATGAGTATGGTGTTTGTAGCCGGAATATGAGATTGATGTATAAAGATAATACCTCTTATTGGCAAGTATCTGATAGATATAAAATTGAAAACGTACTTCGTAATATGATTGGAGACCGTGAGTGGATCGCCATTCAAGGAGAGTGCATTGGGCCAAGTGTACAGGGAAATAAATATAAGGTTACAGAATGTGATCTATATGTTTTCAATGTTATTTATCCAACTGGAAGACTTGGTTCTATTGTTGCAAAAAATATGATGGAGCAACATGGATTAAAATTTGTTCCAATTATTTCAGAGAGCATCTTTCTAAAAGGAAAGAGTGTTGATAAGGTATTAGCTATGGCTCATGGTACATCTGAGTTATATAATACTTTAAGAGAGGGACTTGTGTTCCGCACAAAAGATGGTAAACAAAGTTTTAAAGCTGTTGATCCTCTGTTCTTACTTAAGCATTCAGAATAAATCAAAAGGAGAGTAATATGAAAATTAAAATTGATAGCATTAATGAAATTCATAAGTTTGTTGAACTTGTAAATAAGATTGAGGGAGATGTAATCCTTTCGCGCGGACATGTCGCAGTTGATGCTAAATCCATACTTGGTGTAATGTATATCAATCCATACGATCCTGTTGAAGTAGAATCTGTTCTTACAGAGGATACTGATATACTCTGGCTTGAATCATTATGTAATACTTATAAAGTAGATAAATAGTTAGATAAAAGAGAAAAGACTTAACATCTTTTCTCTTTTTGATTTTAAATAAAAAATATGATATAATTATTATATAAAGAAAAGAAAGAAGGAATAAAATATGTTTAAAGTAAGAATGATGCTTAATGATTCTATTATTTGTGAAGTAACTACACCAAGAGTACCAAATGTTGGAGAAAGTATTATCTTTTCTTTAGCTGAAAGAAAGCATAAATCTATTGTTAAAAATGTAACTACAGTAATGATTCAAAAAGAAGAACGTGAAAATTTTTTAAGTCTTTTAACAGAATATATTGTAGAAGTGGAGGCATGCGAATAATATGGCAAGAACAAAAGATTTTTATACAAGTGATTTCTATTGTACTAAATGCGGGAATAGAGGTATTCCGCTGCCAAGAAGAGTGCAAAGTCAGCGTGAGCCTGGACATTTAAAAAAGTTATTCTGTCTTCATTGCAAAACGGAGACCAATCATGCTGAAATAAGACCTTTTGGCAAATATAAATATAACAATTTTTTAGAAGAATTTGAAAGTGGAAAATTTAAAGAGGCAGAGGAGGAGTAAAAATATGACATTTATAAGTGAAGATAAAACTCAAATTAATTTACCAGTTCCATTAGGAAGTTGGTTATATCACATCAATCTTGATTGTAGTGACGTATGTTGTTTTCAAAAGAAGTTATATTGCCAACATGCAGAAGAACTGAAATGCGACGGATATAGTCCATGTCATACAAGATTTTGTTCTCCTAGAGACTTTGAAGTAAGGCTTTCTAATTTAGAATATTTTTTAGAAAATTGGAATACCAAAATATTCTTAACTTACGATGAGGCAGAAGAAAAGACAGTAGAAATAATTCAGAAAAATGTTAAAAGAATGAATGAATTAGGTTTTAAATTAAGAAATGATAACTATAGTTGTTAATTATTAATGAAAAGGAGAAAAATATGATTTGTCCGCTTATGAGTTATCAAAGACAGCACACTATGACTGTGAGATGTGAGGAAGGAAATTGCGGCTGGTGGGATAATACACATAATCAGTGTTGTATTAAAACAGTTGCTATGTCAAAGGTCAACATTACAAACAATTATACGCCGCCTGATGTTTTTTTTACAAATAAGAATACTCATTAGAGACAAAAAGCAGATATTTAATTATATCTGCTTTTTATTTGATTTCAGGAAAAATTTATATTATAATGGATATATAAAATATAAAAGGAGAAACTTATAAATGAAAGATAGATTAATAGTGGAAAACAAAGATTCTGTTTATAAAGTAACATTTATAGATAAACATGGAAATAAATACCATGGTGTAGCAAGATGTCATCCAGATGATCAGAAATATGAATCAGAATTATTTGGTTATACTGTTGCTAATTACAGAGCATATGTTAAATTTAATAAAAGTTTAATTAAGAAAGAAAAAGAAAGATTGAAAACCTTAATAACTCTTTATAATACCATTGAAAATATGAAAGGGTTTAATAAAGATGAACTGTCCGCAAAGCGCATTAGAAAAGAAATCTATATCTGTAAGAAAGAAATAGAAGAATTGAGTGCGACAATAAGGGAAGTAAATGATGCCATTAGAGAAAGAATCAAGGTGGCAGACGATCTACACAAAAAATATGAAGAAAAGATAAAAAATACTGGGGACGAAGTAAGCTAATTTAATATTCTATTTTTTAAAGAATAGTAGAAATACTAAGGAGGCTTAAGATGGACAAAAAATTAAAGTATTTTTTATATGGTTTTCTTTTCTCTTGTTTTATCTTGCCAATTTTAAACTTAATAACAGATTTTTTAACTGCTTTAGGTGAATGGCAAGTAATTAAAATAAGCAAGAAAATTTTTGATATTCGAAAAGAATGTCAAGACTTAGCTGGAGGTGAGGATGTTCAAGCAATAGGTTTTAGATATACCCCGCCAGAAGAAAATGATGAAGAGGAAGAGGACTATGAATAATAAATTTTATGACACATGTTCTTTATTGATTCTTTTAGATCGAGCTTTTGATGAATTTTTTTATATATCATCAATAACTTTAAATGAATTAGAAGACATAAAGACGTCCGGAAAAAAAGATGAAGATATAAAATATAAGACAAGAAGATTATTACACTTATTAGATGATAATCAAGATAAGTATTTAGTTTATATTTATACTAATAATTTAGAGTATGAAATTACTAGTAGAGATATTGATATCACAAATGATACCAGAATTATGGCAACTTATATGAAATGTAATAAAGAATTCCCTTGTACTTATGTAACTAATGATTTGGCAAATAAAATGATTGCAAAAAGTATCTTTGGAATTGAAAATATTGAATCTGTTGAGTATGATAAGGACGACTATACAGGATATATAGAACTTATTCCATCAATGTATGAGCTAGCTGATTTTTATAGTAATCTAAATATAAATATACATGGTCTACTTATAAATCAGTATCTTATAGTGCGGACGCCCGACGAGTTTACACAGGACGACCTATATAAGTGGAATGGTACAGAACATGAAAGAATTATTTCAACAGCCTTTGAATCTAAAATGTTTGGTAAAGTTGTTCCTTTTAAAGGAGATTTATACCAAATTTTAGCAATGGATAGCTTGGTTAATAATAAAATTACTATGATACGAGGCAAAGCAGGTAGCGGCAAATCATATTTGTCTCTAGGATATTTATTTTATAAGCTACAGAGGCATGAAATTGACAAGATAATCATCTTCTGTAATTCACCTGCCGCGGCAGGATCTGTTAAGCTAGGTTTTTATCCTGGTAGCAAGAATTCAAAACTTTTAGACTCTCAAATTGGCAACTTTTTAACTAGTAAAATAGGAGATAAACTAGAGGTTGAAAGATTAATAAACGAAGGAACTATTCTTTTGCTTCCAATGAGCGATATGCGTGGTTTTGACACTACTGGAATGAAAGCTGGAGTTTATATTACTGAAGCTCAAAATATGGATATTCAACTTGCTAAATTAGTATTACAACGTGTTGGAGAAGATTCTATCTTAGTTATAGATGGAGATGACCGAGCACAAGTAGATGATTACAGATTCGCTGGTGTAAATAATGGAATGAAGCGCATATCTGAAGTTTTTAAAAATCATGATTTCTATGGTGAAGTTTACCTTAATAAAATACATAGAAGTAAAATAGCCGAATTGGCTGAAGAATTGTAACCAATTAATTTAATTGAAAGAAGAAGAGGATAAAATTATGCAAGAGAAATTACACAGAGATTGTGAAGTTCATGATGCAGAGCATTGTGATATTAATGAACACAGTAATCTAGAACCAGGAGCAGATGATTGTGGGCATTATGTGAATTCTGGTCCTGGAGTTGGGCCACAGAAAGCTGTAAATATGAAACCATTTTGTGCGCCAGATCCGACGGCCCCAAGCAGTGCAAACGGCGATCAAGATGCAACTAAAGGACCTGGAGTAAAATAAGAAAAGAGGTCAAATATGGATTTAAGTTTTTTAAATAGCTTTATTGTTCCGGTAATTATTGGAATTTGTTTATGTGTTGGGTATATTATTAAACAATGGATTCAAGATGTAGATAATAAATACATTCCAACCATATGCGCTATTATTGGAACTGGTGTAGCCATATCAATGAATTGGGGAAACATCTCTCCAGAAATTTTGTTACAAGGGCTTGCAAGCGGACTTGCAGCTACTGGTTTACATCAAGCATTTTCACAATTTTTGGAAAATAAATAATTTAAAGGGCGGAAAAATTCCGCCCTTATTTTAGATTGGAGGAGAAGAATGAATATTACAAATGCATTACTAACTATTAGTAATTATAATCGCCCAGGCACTAAACGTGCTAATACAACAGCCATTGCTTGTCATTATATCGGGAATCCTGGCACTAGCGCGCAAGCCAATAGGAATTATTTTGAGAGTTTGAAAAATGGTACTGGAATTAAAGCAAGCTGTCATTACATCATTGGATTACAAGGAGAGATTCTGCGATTGATCCCTGAAGATGAAATCAGCTGGTGTACTAATTCTGCAAATAGCTATACTATTTCAATTGAAGCTTGTCATCCAGATAGTACTGGCAAGTTTAACGATGCAACTTATAAATCATATATAGAGCTATGTGCTGACTTATGTGAACGATGGAATCTTGATCCAGTTCATGGTGGGCTTATTCGACACTATGATGTAACTGGAAAATCTTGTCCAAAATATTTTGTAGATAATCCCGCGGCTTGGACAAAATTTAAAAATGATGTGGCTACCGCGATGACACCCGTCTATACAGTTGGATGGAATAAAGATAGCAATGGATGGTGGTATGCAGATACTACTACTACTTATTTTAAAGGTACATGGAAACTTATTAACAGTCATTGGTACTACTTTAATTCTGATGGATATGCGGTTACTGGATGGCAAAAGATAAATGATAAATGGTATTACTTTGAACCAACAGTAGGCCATCAATATGAGTGCGCGATGTACATAACTGATGCAGATGGCGTGCAAAGCATTGGTAAATTTTAATAATGGAGGAAAATTTAATGAAGTTAAATATGGAAGATGAATTTCTGCCTAAAGATAATAAAATTGATAATTCAGAATTAGAATCAACTGAATTCAATTCAAATAAAACTGAAGAAGAAAAACCAAAATATAAAACAAAAGAACCAAAAGAAAAAGGTCCTTATACAGTTTATAAATTAGATACTCCATATCAAGAGTATAGTAAGAAAGAAATAGCACTAAAGATGGCTAAAAAGCATGAAGGTTATGTTAAGGACGCAAATGGATTAAAGATCCAATAATTTATAGCAGTTAGATTAAAAAATCTAACTGCTATTTTCTATTTAATGGATTTAAATAAAAAATTATGTTATAATTACTTATAAGAATAAAAGAAAAGGTGGTAATTATGAAAAGAAAAGAGATAATCCTACTTAGCGGTATCCCAGCATCAGGCAAGTCAACTTATATACAAAGCCATCTAAAGAGCGGAGAGAAGGTCATTTCCCGCGATAAGGTAAGATTTAGTTTAGTAAAACCAGAAGATAAGTATTTTAGCAAAGAGAAAGAAGTATTTAATACTTTTGTTCAACTTATTAAAGAATCTTTCGATGATGAAAACATCACTACTGTTTATGCTGATGCTACACATATAAATGAAGGTTCAAGATTAAAATTGATTAATGCACTTAAACTTTTTATAGAAAAGAATGATATTTCTTTAGGTTGTATATATTTTGATACTTCATTAGAAACATGTCTTGAGAGAAATAAGGAACGAGAAGGTAGATCTAAGGTTCCTGAGAAAGATATTGAAAATATGTATAATAGATTTACAGTACCTACATTAGATGAAGGCTTTGATTTCATAACTCGTTTTACGAAATATTTTTCACATTAGGAAATAAAGGAGATGATAAAATGAAATTAATCTGTAGCGATTTTCATTTCCAGCATGATAAAGAATTCATCTGGAAGGAAAGAGGATTTAGTTCTGTTGATGAAATGAATAAAGAAATCATAAGAAGATATAATACTATTATTAGAGAAGAAGATGATGTTTATATCTTGGGTGATTGTATCATGGGGAAATTAGATTCGGGACTTGAGCTACTTAAACAATTAAAAGGAAAAAAATATTTAGCCTATGGAAACCATGATACTGACAATAGATTAAAAGCTTATAAAGAGAGTGGTATGTTTGAGGATATCCAAATGGGATATCGCTTATCTCATGGAAAATATAGTCTTATTCTAACTCATTATCCCACTTTAGTAGCTAATAGAGAAGATCCAAAGAAAGTTTGGTCTATTCATGGACACACCCACGACAAAGAGAAATTTAATAAAAGTGTTTCAAAAACTTACAATGTCTGTATGGACGCTCATGAATGCTTTCCTATTGATCTTGAGGAGATTATCAAAGATATAAAAGAGGAGAGGATTAAATATGAAGATCTTAAAAAAACTTTGTCTACATAATTATGTTCCTTATGGATCAATAGTTACTAAACAAATTGATTATAATGGATATAGTGTGTATAGTATCTGGTGTAAATGTACTAAATGTGGGAAAGAGAAAATAAAAAAATTTTGGTAAGGAAGATATTAAAATGAAGATCTTAAAAAATTTTTGTCTACATGATTATACTTTTCGCGGGCCAATAGTCAGCGAATATATTAATTATAAAGGATATGCTGTATATAATATCTGGAGCGAATGCAATAAATGCGGAAAAAAGAAAATAAGAAAAATTTTGGTGAAGGGGATATAAATGTATATAGTTTACAAACATACAAATTTAATAAATAAAAAAGTATATATAGGAATAACATCTCATCCTCCAGAACATCGATGGCGAAATGGAAAGGGATATAGTCATAATCCTCATTTTGATGCATCAATTATAAAATATGGGTGGGAAAATTTTTCACATGAAATATTATGTGAAAATTTATCTAAAGAAGAAGCTGAATTAAAAGAAATTGAATTAATTAGAAAATATAATTCTAATAATGAGGAATTTGGATATAATCTTACTTCTGGTGGTGGATCTGGTACAATGAGACATTCAGAGTCTTCTAAAAAATTAATGAGTATAAACACATCTGGTGAAAAAAATCCTATGTATAATAAAAAGCATAGTAAAGAAACTAAAGAGAAAATTTCTAATAAATTAAAAAATCATAAAAATACTAGCACTCCTGTATTATGTATTGAAACAAATATTACATATGAATCTACTCGTGAGGCAGAAAGACAAACTGGAATAAATCATAATGATATTTCTTTAGTTTGTCGTAATCAAAGAAAAAGTGCTGGAAAATTACATTGGAGGTATGTCATATGATAACAATTTACACTGATGGGTCTTGCCGCGGAAATGGCAAAGAAAATAGCGAAGGCGGATGGGGGTATGTCGTATATGATGCTAGCAACCGTATAATCGAAGCGGCTTCCGCGCGCGAAAACAGTACAACTAATAACAGGATGGAATTAAAAGCATTGATTAATGCTCTTGAATGGTTCAATGTTACTTTTATTAAGGGAACAGAAGAAGCAGAGATTTATTCTGATTCTGCTTATGTTGTCAATACATTTAATGATTGGATTCATAATTGGGCAAGCAACAACTGGATTAATTCTAGCAAGAAAACTCCAGAGAATTTAGATCTGATAAAAAAATTATATAATTATGCAAAAGAAACAAAACCTAACTATAAAGTTATAAAATGTAAGGGGCATTGTGGAGTTCAAGGTAATGAAATTGCAGATAAACTAGCTACTGGAAAGATATCTCCAGTACATATACAGCAATGATTTGACTTGGAAAAAAATTTTTGATATAATTATTTTAGGGGTTAGGAAATAGATAAAAATTCTTTCTTTTCTTTCCTTCTTAAAACAAAAAAATTATTTAAGTAAAAAAAAAATTTATTTAGAGCTATTATATATTTATTATATAGTAGCTTTATTTATTTTACTAAACTATATGCTACGCCCTAGGGCAGGTATGTTTATGCTTATCAAGCATTTCAGAACAGATAAATTTGAAATATAAAATAAAATATGATATAATATAAGTAATAGAAAATAAAGGAGAAAAAAATGAGTAAATATGAAGCAAGCTCTATACAAACATTTGAGTCTGTAAAACATATAAGATCTTACCCAGGTATGTACATTGGGTCAAAAGATGTTAATGGTCTTCATCATTGTCCAAAGGAAATAATTAGCAACTCTGTAGACGAAGCATTAAACGGCAGTTGTAATTTTATTCATTTGACTATTGGGGAAGATTTTTGTATTGTAGAAGATAATGGAAGAGGCGTCCCAATAGGAATTGATAAATCTGGATGCTCAACATTACAAGCAGTATTTGGAATTATGAATACTGGTGGTAAATATAATAAAGATGGAGAAAGCGGATATAATACATCTGGTGGTCAGCATGGTGTTGGAGCGAAAGCTGTTAATGCCTTAAGCTCTAAATTTATAGCCAAGACTAAAAGAGATGGCCAAGAAGAAGTTGTTGTGTTTGAAAAAGGAGAGTTTGTTAGCCATGATCTTCATAATTGTTTAGATAAAACTTCTGGAACTGTGGTAGAATTTTATCCGGATAAAGAAATTTTTGAAACAATAAATTTTGATTACGAAAGATTAAAAAACTTACTTCAAGAATTAGCTTTTATTACAAAAGGATTGAAGTTCACTATATCAGATTTAAGAATTAATAAAGAAGAATCCTTTTACTCAGAGAATGGATTACTTGATTATTTAAATTTCTTGTCAGATGCTAAATCTTATATTTGTAATCCATTTTATTGTGATATTAAAGATAAGAAATCTGAGTTAGAGATTGCTCTGGTGTATGATTCTACTCATGTTGACAAGATTAAATTATATGCGAACAATATTCCTCAAGTTAGTGGAACACATTTAACTGGTTTCAAAACTGCTTTTACAACAGCTATTAATCAGTATGCAAGAGAAGCTAATTTAATTAAAGAAAAAGAGGAGAATGTTAGCGGGACTGATTTGGCGGAAGGGCAAATTCTTATTTTAAATCTTAAGATGCCTGATCCAGTTTATCAAGGTCAGAATAAAGAGATTTTAAATGACACAGAAGCTAGAACTACTGTTCAGAGGCTGACAAAACAAGAGATTGATACTTGGTTGCGGGCAAATCCAACTGACGCAAAGGCTATAGTTAATAAAGCTTTGGCCGCGAAAAGGGCAAGGGATGCAGCAAAGAAAGCTAAAGAAAACGTAAGAAAGAAAACCTCTAGTAATTTTTCTTCTGTTCTGCCTGGTAAGTTAGCTGATGCCAATAGTAAAGATCCTAGTAAGTGTGAGATCTTTATTGTAGAAGGAGATTCTGCTGGAGGTAGCGCAAAAACTGCAAGAGACAGAGAATTTCAAGCAGTACTACCATTGCGCGGAAAAATTCTAAATACAGAAAAAGCTACTTTAGATAAAATTTATGCCAATGAAGAAATTAAATCAATGATAATTGCATTTGGTCAAGAAATTAAAGGAACTAAGATTGTTTTCGATGAATCTAAAATGAGATATGGAAAGATAATTATAATGACAGATGCCGACGTTGATGGCGCGCACATTCAAACGCTTTTTATAACTTTTATTTTTAATTTTATGCCTGAACTAATTCAAAAAGGATATATTTATGTTGCAGTTCCTCCTCTATATAGAGTTGATTACGGAAAAAAACATGAATATCTACAGAATGATGAAGCTTTTGAAAAATTCAAAGCTGAACATCCGAATACTAAATATGAGCTTAAACGTTTCAAAGGACTTGGAGAGATGGACGCTGATCAGCTGAATGACACAACCATGAATCCTGAGACTAGAATTTTAAAACAATTGACAATAGAGGATATGCAGAAATCAAGAATTTTAGTGGATCAATTAATGGGAAATAGTCCAGCTATTAGAAAAGAATTTATAATAAAAAATTCTCACAAAGTTAAAGTGGTGATATAATTAGAAAGGATTAAAAGTATGATGGACAAAATTGAAAATATTATTCAAGTAGATTTTAATGATGAATTTGAAAAAAGCTATTTGGATTATTCAAAATCAGTTATTACAGAAAGAGCTTTGCCAAATTCAAAAGATGGAACTAAGCCTGTTCATTTAAGAAGTTTATATGCCATGTATGAATTAGGATTAACTCCCGACAAGCCTCATAAAAAGTGTGCTCGTATTGTAGGTGATACCATGGGTAAATATCATCCGCATGGTGATACATCTATATATGATGCAATAGTAAGATTATCTCAATCTTGGAATATGAGATATCCATTAATTAATTTTCATGGTAATAATGGAAGTAATGATGGAGATGGCGCTGCGGCAATGCGTTATACAGAGGCAAGACTTTCTGATGCAGGAATGCTAATGTTAGAGGGTTTAAATAAAAATACTGTTGATTTTATTCCAAACTTTGATGAAACGGAAAAAGAGCCAGCAGTATTGCCAAGTTTATTTCCTCAGCTATTGGCTAATGGAACAGAGGGTATTGCAGTTGGTATGGCTTGTAGCTTTGTTCCTCACAATATGAATGAGTTATGTTCTGGAATTATTGCTTATATGAGTAATAAAGATATAAGTACAAAAGAATTAATGGAACATATAAAAGGTCCAGATTTTCCAACCGGAGCATTATTAATAAACAAAGATGATTTATATGATGCTTATAATATTGGTCGAGGTAAAGCTAGACTGAGAGCAAAATATAATATAGAAACAAAAAATGGAAAAGAATTAATTATATTTACAGAGATCCCATATGGAGTAAATAAGCTCTCTATATTGGAGAAATTAATTGATTTGTGCGCGGCCAAGGAGTTAGAGACAGTCTCAGATATAAGAGATGAAACTAATAAGAATAATATGAGAATTGTAGTTGAGCTTAAAAAAGGAGCTTTGGTTCAGCCAACACTACAAAAATTATTTAAAAAAACTAGGTTAGAAGAGACAGTAAGCATAAATCAACTAGCTCTTATTAATGGAGATCCTAAGCAAATTTCATTAAAAGAGCTGATTCAAATCTATGTTGATCATCAAGTAGATGTTATCACAAGAGAAACCAAATATGATTTGGATAAAGCTGAACATAGGCTTGAAGTAGTAAATGGAATTCTTATTGCTCTTGCTCACATTGACTCTGTAATCAAAATTATTCGTGAGAGTTCTACTGTGGCGGATGCGAAAAAATCATTAGTTTCTGAATATAATTTGTCTGAAATACAAGCACAAGCTATTATAGATATTAAACTATCTAGATTAGTAAATATAGAATCTATAAAGATTGAAAAAGAAAAAGAAGAGCTTGTTGAAAAAATTAACAGATATAAAAATATCTTACAATTTGAATCAGAGCAATATAAAATTTTAGAGGCAAAGATATCTACATTAGCCAAAAAATTTAATGACAGTAGAAGAACAGAATTAATTCAAATAAATGAAACAAAAGAAAAAGAAATAAAAGTTATTGAACCAGAAGATGTTGTAGTCATAATGTGCGGGAATGAGATCAAAAGAGTTTCAAAGAAAAGTTATAAAGCTCAAAATAAAAATGGTAAAGGTATAAAAAGTGATAATTGTGTAGATTTTGTTATTTCTACCAATACACTAGATACTTTTATGTTTTTCACAGACAAAGGAAGAATGTATAGGTATCCAGTTGATGATTTTCCTATTGGAACTAATACTGGAAAAGGTACGTTAATAAATGGATTAATTAAAATTGATAATGATGAAAAAATAATCGCGGCAACAAGCTTAAAAGTAGCGAATGAGGATGGTTATGCATTGTTTGTAACTAGATCTGGATTAATTAAGAAGACCTCAATTTCTGAATATATTGTTTCAAGAAAATCTACAAATGGTATTAAAGTTATTACTTTGAAGAACGATGACACCTTGGCCGCAGTAAGATTTATTAATGAAAAAGATAAAGAGTTATTATTAACAACTTTTAATGGAAGGTCAATTAGATTTGATACTAAATTAATCTCAGCGACAGGGAAAACTAGTCAAGGTATTAAGGGAATTAATCTTGAAGAAGAAGATAAAATTATTGATTTAACTATTGTAAAAAATAATAATCTTATTATCATTACTACTAAAGGATATGGTAAACAATTTAGTATAGATGAAATTCCAAATCAGAACAGAGGCGGAAAAGGAGTAATCTCATATAGGGTGGATGAAACCTATGGTAAAGTATCAAATGTTATATGTGTGGGCGATAAGAATGAAGATATTATGTTATTTTCTGGAAATAGAAATATAGTAATAAATACAAAAGATATTCCAAAAGTGGGTAGATTATCTTATGGAAATATCTTATTTCAAGGAAATGATATAAAAGCTATTAAATTGTAAAATATTGATCTTCAAAAAATTTTATGTTATAATATAATTGTAACAAATTTGTAATAAATTTATTACAAATTTGTTACGAAAAATACAAAGGAGTTCAATATGAAAAAATTGAAGAAACTAACTGTTGCATTTATACTTGGAGTGTCTTTTTCGATTCAGGCATTGGCGGCAGGACCAACTGCAACTTCTAGTAATATCACTCACAATTATGAAACAACGACGAAGTATTCGTCAACAGTGGTAAATATTAGGCAACTACCATCAACAGATTCTGATATTATAAGTCAATTTAATACAGGAGATGAAATTGAAGTAATTAAGAATTACGGCGAAGAGATAGAAAGCTGGAGCGCTATATTGTATAATGATTCTTTATATTGGGTATGTAATAAATATATTATTGATTACAGAATAAAATATACAGAAGATGATTTATATATAATGGCTCATCTGTTAGCCGGTGAATGTCATACATATCCAGATCAGGAGCAAATGTATGTTGGGAGCGTAGTATTAAACAGAATAAAATCAAGTAGATATCCAGATACTCTAAAAGGTGTAGTATTTCAAAAAGGACAATATGCTTGTACATGGGATGGAAATTATTACCGTACTCCAACAGAAAGTAACTGGATAAATGCTAAACAGTTATTAGAAAATGGAAGTATATTACCAGATCATGTTATTTATCAAAGCGGCGGTAAGCAAGGCAAAGGGGTTTATTTAAAAACCAAGTATCATTACTATTGTTATTAATTTAATAAAGGAGAGATTTCTATATGAGAACATTTTTTAATCAAGATTTAGTAAATAAATATTTTCCAGAAGCTACAATGATTCCGCCAATGTTGGTTAATAAAATTCCTGCGGGAAAAGAAAACTTGTTACCTAATATTTGTGAAAGCGGAGAGTATTTTTTACAATTAAAGAAAGATGGATATTATTATACTTATAACAAAACTTGTAACTATAGTTATTTATTCTCAAGAAACGTTAGTAAAACAAATAGTTTATTAACCGATAAAATGAAAAATGTTCCTCATATAGAAGAAGCTTTAAGTTTTCTTCCTCAAGACACTGTTCTTGTGGGAGAGATCTATTATCCTGGAAAGACATCAAAGACAGTAACTACTATAATGGGATGTTTACCAGAAAAAGCGATTGCAAGACAGAAAGATGCAGGATTAATTCATTATTATATACATGATATTATTATGTATAAGGGAGTTAATTTGATGAACACTGACGCATGGACGAGATATAGAGTTTTAGAAAAAGTTATGTCAGACGCGGCAAAAGCCTATGATTTTATAGAGCTAGCCATTTCTGAAACTAATCAGATAGAAACGCGGATTATAGATGCCTTGGCCGCGGGTGAAGAGGGAGTAGTTTTAAAGAGAAAAGATGGAATTTATGCTCCTGGTGATCGTCCAGCATGGGTATCATTAAAAATCAAACAAACAGCCACTATAGAGGCAATCATCAGTGATATAACTTATGGTGCTATTGAATCTTCAACAAAAGAATTGGAGAGCTGGCAATTTTGGAAATCTGTTGATGAGGCTGGACCCTATTATAAGGGCGATGGATATAAGGGATATCTAGATGGAGAATTAATACCGGTAACCAAGTGGGCTTATTATGGGATTAAAACTACACTTATCATCTCTGCTATTGATAAAGACGGTTATGCAAAAGAAATTACTAGGATCAAGAGTGGACTATCTGATGAAATGATAAATGATATGAATGAAAATCCAGATAAATATATTGGAGAAGTTTGTGAAATTGAATGTATGAGTTTGGATAAGATTAACCATACCGTTAGGCATGGACGATTCAAAAAAATGAGAGAAGATAAGTTAGCTGAAGATTGTACAATTGACTGTATTTTCTCTTGATATTGATAAATTCAAAAATTTTTTATATAATATAAAAGAAGAGGAAAATATGAAAAATAAAAAGAAACTTAATAAAATGGCCAATGAAATAATCAAAAATCAAGAGATAATAAATAATGTCTCTAGTACAAAAGATGAAGTATCAAAAGCTGAAAATGATATCCAAGGTACGATGTTTATATTACTAAAAGATTCTGAAAATTTATGGTATGTGATGGAAAAAGTCGAAAAACATTTTAATCAAAATTTTTGACACTATAAAATTTTTATGATATAATATAAATATAAGATAACAAGGATTTCTCTTCGTTATAATAATAATAAACTTAAATTAAAAGGAGATTTTAAAATGGCAGCAATGAAAGAAAATGCAAAGGCAGTATTGAATTTTTTAAAGGAGCTTAGTGATAGCGATAACTATACAGCACAGGATGTTGCAGATACGTTAGGTATGCCGGTTAAGAGTGTAAACGGAATTATCACCGCGGCTTTGGTTCGTAAAGGATATGCAGAGAGAGTAGAAACTGAAATTGAGATTGAAGATGAAAACGGCAAAGTTAAGCATAAGACTGTAAAATTTATTAAATTGACGCAGAAAGGCAAGGATTTTGATCCAGATGCCGAAGTCGTAGCAGTAGTAGAAGAAGCAACTGAATAATTAAATAACAGAATAGTAGGAAGGTATAAAATTACCTTTCTATTTTTTTTAAGGAAATGATGAAATGATATTTTTAGTAATTATAATATTTTTATTACTGATTATGTGTATTCTTATTGATAAAGAATATGAAAAGATTTGCCAGACATTTATTTTTACTTGTAATTCTTTATCTGACGTAAACAGTATAATAACACAATCAGAATCAATAATACAAGAGAAACAGACCGAATATGACAGACTTAACGAGAAATATTCTGAATTGAATAATTCCTTCATAAAAGCTAATTTAGAATATGAACAAAGAATTGCGGAAATATCAGAAATATTAAGTACTTACTTTGATACAAAAGAAAAAGAAATAAATAAAAAAGTAGCGGAAATGAGCTCAAGTTACACCGAAGAGTTCCTTGAGTTACGTAAGGGTCTAGTCAATGATTTACAGAGCGCCTTGGCCGCGAGAAAAGATGAAATTAAGAAATTAGAAGAAGAATTAAATCAACTTAAGAAGGCATATGCATCAAGAATCGAAATTAAGAAACATGAAATTGAAGAGGAAAATAAAAGAAGATACTACATGATTCAATTAGATGATGATGTATTAAATGATATAATAAAGATAAAATCTATTGAAATTAATTTAAAGCGTGCAGATATACTCAATAAATTAATATGGAAAACTTATCTTGAAAAACCAACAAATGATTTAATTAATCGAGTACTAGGTACATCCACAATATGTGGAATTTATAAAATAACAAATGTAAATACAGAAGAAGTATATATAGGTCAAAGTGTAAATGTGCGGGACAGATGGAAAAGTCATATTAAGCGCGGAGTTGGCGCTGAAGGAATAACTAGTAATAAGCTATATCCTGCCATGATGAAAGAAGGAGTATGGAATTTTTCATTTGAGTTACTAGAAGAATGTGAGAGATCCAAACTAAATGAAAGAGAATCATATTGGATAAGTTTCTATGATAGTGCTAGCTGGGGTATGAACCTTACTAAAGGTAATGCCTAATTATGCTAGATATCGGCCGAGTTTTGGTTTTGATTTTATATAGGAGATTTTTGGAGATAAGGGGAGTAAATAATTTATTTCCCTAGAGAAAAGGAGAAATTAATATGGAGTTTAGCAATAGTGAAGTATTTAACTTCGAAGGTGCATTCCGAGGAATGCGTAATCCCATGAATAGCTGGGATAAGTCAGATAGTGTGTTTGGAGTAATGCCACTAGATAATCTAATAGGCGAAATATCTGGTTTAGTATATAATGATGAATTAAATAAAGTTGATGAAGAAAAATTTGAAGAATATTGTGATAAAGCTACTATTAAATATTATGACTATGATGAAGTTGCGGAAATTGCACTTATAGGTCCAAATGATATGAAGCTTGCTCACATGTTGATTAACGGTGGAAGTGAGCATTGTAAGTTTTTAAGACAAATTATGGTTTCTGTTGATATTACAGCTCCAATTTTTTACTGGAGTGAGTTTGACACTTATAAGATTGGTACTACTGCTAATTCGTGCTCAACGATGCATAAGTTACACAGTGAAGACATTACTATTAATTCTTTTGAACAAAGTGGTTTGGAAAGTAAATATTTAGAAAATAAATTAATTCCATACTTAAAAGAATTACAAAAAAAATATAATGAAACAAAAGATATAAAATTTTTTAGAGAGATGAAATGCATATTACCTTCCTCTTGGCTTCAGAAAAGAACTTGGACAGCTAACTATGAAGTATTAAGAAATATGATTCATCAAAGAAAGAATCATCGTTTAAGAGAGTGGAATGAGGATTTTATTGATTGGTGCAAATCTCTTCCATATGCAGAAGAATTACTCTTTTATAAGAATGATTAGTTGATTTATTAAATTATTAATGTTATAATATAGATATAAGAAAATAAAAAAAGAAGAGGTAAATAATGACTAAAAGAGAAAATTTTATTGCAGAAATAACTACTTTAATGAATTCAGCACGCGATTGTCAAGAAATGCTATTTGAAGAACTTTCTTCTGATGCTCTTGAATATTTTGAAGAATTAAAATCTTCAAAAGAAACAGTATCTAAAGCTGTTGTAGGAGTTACAGAAAAAGGTAAACCTATTCTAAAATATATGCAAGAGAACTGTGAAAGTTTTAATAATGCATTTAAGTCTAAGAATATTGCAGATGGTTTATTCATATCATCAAGAATTATTTCTGGCTCTTTAAGAAAACTGGTAACTGATGGATACATCGAGAAAATTTCAGATGAAGGTGTCTCACCTATCGTCTATGCAGTTACATCTAAGGGACTAGCAGAAGATTTGACAAACTAAAAAAAATTTGGTATAATTATTATATAATTTAAAGAGGAGATAAAAGTAAAATGAAAAGTAAAATGATTAATAACGTAATATTAAAAGGAAGAGTATATGATATTAAATTAGTAAATAAAGTGGCTGGACCAAATGCTAATAAACCAGGCGCTAATTTTATTTCGGGAGATCTTGAAATTGCAACGGATGAAGAAGGTTTAAATATTGTGCCATTTCATATGACATATTGCACGGAAAAAACAAAAAAAGGAGCTGTAAATAACACATATACAGTTTTAAATACAATTATCACTCAAGGAAAGTCTTGGGTAAAAAGCGGGAAAGAGGAAGCACCAATAGTTCAAATTGATTCCTCACTTGGGTTAAATGATTTCTTTACAGATGATGATGAACATATTTCTGCTAAAAGAGTAGATGGAGGATTTATAAAATTTATTAGAGCTACTGATCTTGATGAAGATGAAAAAGAAAGATCAAAGTTTGTTCTTGATATGGTTATTAATAGAGCAGTTGAGATAGAAGCAAATGAAGAAACAGGTACTCCAGAAAGTGCAAGAATCTATGGTAATGTATTTAACTTTAAAAATGATATTTTACCAGTTGATTTTGTTGTTGAAGATCCTAGTGGAGTAAAGTATTTCTTAGATATAGATCCAAGTAATGAAGCTCCTTTGTTTACTAATGTTTGGGGAAGTATTATTTCAAGAGCGGGAACTAAAACTGTTATAACACAGTCTGCTTTTGGAGAATCTCTGGTAACAAAAATTCCTACAAGCAAAAAGAAATGGGAAGTAGCAGGATCAGAATCTGAGCCATATGAATTTGGAGAAGAGAATACTATTACCTTTGAAGATTTAAAAACTGCTGCAGAAAATAGAGAAGTTTATCTTGCTGACATTAAGAAAAAAAGAGATGAATATAACGCTCAAAGAGACGCAGTGGCAGCAACTCCATCAGGTGATTTTACACCAACCAACATGAATCCACCAACAGGAGAATTTAAGTTCTAATGAAATTAGGCGAGCGAAAAGCTCGTCTAAAATTTAAACTTTTAATTTTAGATAAATATAGAAAGGTATAGATTATGATCGATTTATTAAATATAAAACCTCATGAGGTTAGTAGAGATATGAGGGGCTACTCAATCTTCCTATTTGGAGATCCAAAGAGTGGAAAAACAACTGCCGCATCAAAATTTCCCAAGAGTCTTATCTTAGCATTTGAGAAAGGTTATGCTGCATTACCGGGAGTAATGGCCAATCCGATAAATTCATGGAGTGAGTTTAGAAAAGTTTTAAGACAGTTAAAAGATCCTGCAGTACAAGAGATGTATGAAACGATTTGTATTGACACAGCTGACGTAGCTTATACATATTGCGAAAAGTATGTTTGCGCGAATGCAAATGTAGATGCAGTAGATAAGATCCCATATGGTCAAGGGTGGGGCATGGTAGCAAAAGAATTTGATGAATGTCTAAGACTAATTATACAATTGAATTATGGATTAGTTATTATTAGTCACTCTGAAGATAAGACATTTAAAAATGAACAAGGAGAAGAATATAATAAAATTATTCCAACACTTGGGAAAAAGCCAAGACTTATTGTATCTAGATTATGTGATATAATTGGATATTCTAGATCTGTAGAAGTAGAGGGCGGAAGATATGAAACAAAATTATTCATGCGTGGAACACCAAGATATGAAGCAGGATCACGGTTTAAATATACTCCTGATTACATAGACTTCTCATATACCAACTTAGTGAAAGCTATTGGAGATGCTATTGATAAAGAAGCAGAAGAAACAGGAAATGTATATGTCACGAATGAAAAAGTTAATGTATATACTACATCTGCTGAATTAAACTTTGACTCTTTAATGATGTTATTTAATAATGACAGTTCATACTTAATGAAAATAAATCCAGAGTTTTACGGGCCTAGAATTGTTCACATTGTAGATAGCTATTTAGGAAAAGGTAAAAAAGTATCTGATGCCAATAGAGATCAAGTTGAGGCATTAAGTTTGATTGTTGATGAACTTAAAGAGTTAATTACTGAAATGGAAACATTGGAAATGGAAGTAGAAACTTTTGAGGAAATTGAAACTTAATAAAAAAATAAAATATAATAAAAGGAGTATTTGTATAAAATGCTCCTTTTTTGTTGATTTATTTAATATTTTATGTTATAATATTAGTATAGCGAAAACAAAGGATGTGAGAATATGCCAGCTCCTATCATGGTAAAATGTTTATATTGTGGAGAATCTTTAGAAAGAGACTCTGAAGTATGTGTCAAGGTTAATAGCAGACGATATGCACATAAAACATGCGCGGAGGGGAGTGAAAGAATCCTATCCGCGGAAGAAAGAGATTTAGAAGCATTAGAAAAATATATTGAGAATTTATTAGAAATACAATGTTTAACACCAAAAATAAAAAGACAAATAAAAGAATATACTGAGTTATATAATTATACTTTTTCTGGAATGTTAAAGGCTTTAATTTATCATTATGAAATATGTAATGGTGATGTTTCTAAAGCTGGAGGGGGTATTGGAATTATCCCCTATGTCTATAATCGCGCTCATGATTATTATTATAGTATGTGGTTATCTCAACAGAATAATAAAGATAAAGATATAAATGATTATATCCCAAAAAAAGTTACTATAACTATTCCAATTCCACAGCCAAGAAGAAAAAAAATAAAACTATTTAATTTAGAATAGGAGTAGAGCGATATGGGGAAATATGTAGATACTACAGCAGTAATGCAAGTTATTGGAAATATTTATATAAATACAGATTTATTGGACAATAAAGATAAATATTTCTTTTTGGAAGATGATTTTGTTGGAGAGTTTCATAAAACGTTATTTGGAACAATTTACAATCTTTATAATTTAGGCGTTAAACAAATTAATAAAGAAGCAATTTATAATTATTTAAAAGAAAGACCTAAAAAATTAGCTTTATATGAAGTTAATAAGGGTGATGAATATTTAGATAAACTAGTTGAAACAACACAGATTAATGCTTTTGATTATTATTACAATAGATTAAAGAAATTTACTTTACTTAGAGCTTATAATGATATTGGAATAAGTGTAAATGAATTTTATGATGATGATAATATACTTGATATAAAGAAAAAACAAATGCAAGAGGATCTATTAGATAATACTTCATTAGAGAATATAGCAAAAGTATTTGATGATAAAATAACTAATATCAGAATGAAATATGTTGATGATTTTGGTAATGATTCAGTCGCGGCCGGGGAGGGTATCTTCGACTTAGTAGCTAGGTTGAAGAAGACTCCAGAAGTTGGAATTCCACTTTTTGGTCCGCTCATCAATACAGTAACACGTGGAGCAAGATTGAAGAAATTTTATTTAAGATCAGCATCAACAGGTCTAGGTAAAAGTAGAACCTTGGCCGCGGATGCAGCCTTTATAGCTTGCCGCCAGATGTGGGATTTTAGTACGGGAACTTGGATTGATATAGGAGAATCTCAAGCAGTTACATTTATTACTACTGAGCAGGAAGTAGAAGAAGTCCAGACTATGCTTTTGTCTTTTGTTTCAGGAGTTAATGAAGATCATATTCTATATGGATATTACATAAATGATGAAGAAGAAAGAGTTTTAAAAGCCGCACAGATTATAAGCGAGGCTCCTTTTTTCATTGAAGAGTTGCATGACTTCTCTTTACAAGATATAGAAAATACAATCAAAAGAAATATTAGGGAGCACGAGTGTTATTATATTTTTATGGATTATATACATTCTTCAATGAAGATTTTAACAGAAATAACAAAAAGATCTGGAATTGAATTAAGAGAAGACAATATATTATATATGATGTCAGTAAGGATGAAGGATATATGTAATGAGTATGGAGTATTTATTGAATCTGCAACACAATTAAATGGTAAATTATTTGCCATAATATATCTTATCCAAGAACTCACTTGGGGTTTATATACACTTAAAAAATAGTATATAAGCTAACGGGGAAACCTAAGTTACATTTGTAATATGGCAATCCCGTGTGATGCAACCCATTCAAATTAGGCGAATAAAATAAGAAAGGAGGAAAAATGACAGGAATATATTTAATAAAAAATTTAATTAGCAATAAAGTATATATAGGACAATCTACAGATATTAAAAGAAGATATAGTGAGCATCTAAGAGCTTCTTTTCCAGAAATTTATATACAAAAAAATAAAAGAGATAATAATACTCCTATTCATCTTGCTATTAATAAATATGGAAAAGAAAATTTTGAATTAGTAATATTAGAAGAGTGTGATAGAGAAAATCTTAATGATAAAGAAATTTATTGGATTAATTATTATTGTTCAAATGATAAAAATAAAGGATATAATATATCTTCTGGAGGTCAAAAAACTTTTGGGTTAAAAGGAGAGTTTCATAGTCAAGCTAAACTTACTCAAAAACAAGTAAATGAAATTATTGTTTTGTTAAAAACGACAGATTTAAGTACAAAAGATATTGCAAACAGATATAAAATTACATCCTCATCTGTATCTAATATCAATACCGGAAAAAGTTGGTTTAATGAAAATAATATTTATCCTATTAAAAAAACACAGACTGGAAGTAAAGGATCAAAAAATCATAAGTCTAAGTTTACAGAAGATCAAATTATGGAGATAAGAAATCTTTATTCTACAGATATAGATGTAAAAGATATAATAGAAAAATATTCTTATATTGCATCGCCTAGTGCAATAGAAAGTATAATATATGGTAGGAGTTGGAAGCATCTCCCAATATATAAAAGAAGAGAAAAAGAATGGGTTGAGCCATGTATCGACTAGATCCTTAATAGGGTCGTAGAGCTACTATAAATGAGATGTAGCTGTGTTTTAGGAAACGAAGCACATGAAAATCGAAATAGATATAACAATTTTAAATAATTGTTAAGAGATAGTCAGTGCCATTGGAAACAATGGATAATCACGGAATATAGAACCGCCAAAGTATATGATCAAAATTTACTTAGAGGATCAAAAGCTATTGCTGATAAATTAGATTATGGAGAAATCATGCTAGATGTGAATGATGATGATCTGAAAGAGCTAGATACTATCATATCATCAAATATATTTGAAGTACCAGACATCAAAAGAATAGTTTATAAAAATAGGCGCGGAAAGCACAAGGGAGTTATATTATGGTGTAAATCTAATTTAGGATGTTGTCAAGTTATTCCTTTATTTGTTACTGATCAAAAATATAATTTAGTTAAAATTGATGATATAGAAATAAAAGTAGAAAAGAAATCTGCTTTTTAAGGAGATAATTATGTATCAATTTGATAAAGATGAAATAAAAGCAAATTTAACATTAGATCAAATATTTTACTTAATGAAAGAACTTGGTGGAGAACCAATTAGAGATAGAAAAGGACTTGTTTGTAAAACTATTTGTCATAATGATGGAGATAGTCATAAATTATATTATTATGAAAATAGTCATTTATTTAGATGCTACACGGGTTGTGGAGGAGAAGCTTTTGACATATTTGAATTAATAACAAGAATTAAAAATAATAGTGGAGAGCTAAAGTCTTATAAGGGCAGAGAAGGCGTAATTAGTAGAGAGTGGGAGTTTTACGATTCAGTAGAATTTATAGCTTCTTATTTTAATATTAAAGGCAAAGAAATTATTTCAAATGAAGATATACTTGAGGATTGGAAAATCTTTAGTTCATATTCTAAAATTAAATACTTGGACTCAAATAAAAATAGAAAAGTTCATTTGAAAGAATTCGATGAAAGTTTTATTTATAACATTCCGCGTCCTAAGATAGGTCCATGGCTAGCAGAAGGCATTACTCAAGAGGTCATGGATTATAATCACATATGCTACGATGGTAGTAGCAATAGTATTGTAATTCCTCATTATGATATGGATAGAAAATTAATTGGAGTTCGTGGAAGAACTTTATCAGAGGATCAAGAGAAAGGTGGAAAATATAAACCACTATTCATGGGTACTACTTTATATAATCATCCACTAAGTTTAAATCTTTACAATTTGAATAATTCAAAAGAAAACATAAAAATAATGGGTAAGGCTGTAGTATTCGAAGCGGAGAAATCATGCTTACTCTATCAATCTTATTTTGGGATAGATAATGATATCTCTGTCGCGGTATGCGGAAGTTCCTTACTTTCCAGACATGTTGAACTATTATTAGAATGCGAAGCAAGAGAAATTATAATTGCTTTTGATAAACAGTTCCAAGAAATTGGAGATGAAGACTTCAAGAAACTAGTTAAAAAACTTAATGAAATAAATAAAAAATATCAATCATATGCCAGTATATCCTTTATATTTGATAAATATGGCTTGATAGATTATAAGTCTAGCCCTATAGATCATGGTGCAGATATATTTTTAGAATTGTTTCAAAAAAGAATATATTTATAAAGGAGAAAGAATGATTTTTAAATTATATAATTCTTGTCCTGTTGAAGAAAACGTAACCCCAACAGAAAGAATATTAATAAATAGAGGAATGAAAAAAGAAGATATTCCTAAATATTTAAATTTATCTGATAAAAATATTTACTCATATAATTTATTAGATAACATAGAAGAAGCTTTTAATTGCTTTAAGAAACATGTTGAAAGAAAAAGTAAAATAAAATTAGTTGTAGATTGTGATGCCGATGGGTTTGTTAGCTCAAGCACATTATTAAATTGGGCGCAGGATGTGTGGGGAGAAGAAATTTATTCTTTTATAGATTTCTTTATTCATGATGGAAAAAAGCATGGAATATTTCTAGAAGAAACTAATTACTTTGATTATGATTTAATTATATGTCCAGATTCTTCAAGTAATGATTTTGAAGAACATGAAAGGCTCGCGGCAAAAGGCATAGACATCATTGTACTAGACCATCATGAGACAGATCACGTGTCTGAGCACGCAATAGTTGTAAATAATCAATTATGTGATTATCCAAATAAACATTTGTGTGGCGCTGGAATTGTTTATAAATTTTGTCAATATGGAGATACTGTAATGAAAACTAATTATGCTGATAATTATATTGATCTAGTAGCGCTAGGTTTGGTATCAGACATGATGAGTTTATTATCTTTTGAAACAAAATATTTAATTGATAAAGGATTAAATAGCATTAAAAATCCTTATTTTTATGAAATGACTCAAAAGAATTCTTATTCTCTTGGTGACAAAATTACTCCAATGGGAGTGGCATTTTATGTAACACCGTTCATTAATGCGCATGTCCGCTCAGGAACAATAGAAGAACAAACTATTCTTTTTAAATCCATGTTAATGTATTATGCTTTTAATAAAGTTCCATCTACTAAAAGAGGATGTAAAGGACAAGAGGAAAGATTAGTAGATCAAGCAGTTAGAAATTCTACTAACGTTAAGAAAAGACAAACAAAAGCACAAGATGAAGGAATGGCTTTCTTAGAAAAAACTATTAAAAGAGATAATTTATTAGATAATAAAGTTTTATTATTTTGTATCGCGGAAGGCCAGATTGACAAAAACATAGCTGGGTTAGTTGCTAATAAGCTATCTCCAAAATATCAACGTCCAACTTGTATTCTTATTAAACATGAAGAGAATGGTAAAATATATTATTCTGGTTCTGCTAGAGGATGCGATATAATTGGAGTAACTGATTTCAAACAAATATGTTGGAATACTGGAGTTGTCGATTATGCGGAAGGACATCCAGGTGCGTTTGGTACTCAGCTACCTGCCGCGAACATAGAAGAATTTTTAAGAATTACTAATGAAAATCTAAAGGATATCTCTGATGAACCAGTCTATTATGTAGATTATATATATGAAGGTCAAAATGTAAATAAAAATGATATCTTAGAGATAGCTTCTCTTGATAGTTTTTGGGGAAAAGATATTGATGAATCTTTAATAGCCATACAAAACTTAAGAGTTAATAAAGAAAATGTTGCGCTTATGTCCGCAAATAAAAATCCTACTTTAAAAATTACTTTGAATAATGGAATAAGTATTATTAAATTTAGATCTTCTCAAGAAGAATATGAAAAATTTGCTACAGATACATATAATATAGTAAATATAATTGGAAAAAGTAGAATTAATGAATGGTATGGAAATATTACTGCTCAAGTGTTGATTGATGATTATGAAATAGTAGGAGTTCAGAATTATTACTTTTGATATAGAAGAATGATATTTACTTTTTTATAAATATATGTTATAATTATTTATATATAAAAATATTTAAGAAAAGGAATTTTAATCATGATTGATGGAATTATTTTAACTAATAAACAAGAGCAGGCTTTAGATATAGCCTGTAGTCGATATAGAAGTGGGAAAAAATATACTTGTGTGGCAGGATATGCGGGTTCGGGTAAATCTACATTAGCTAAAATAATTACACAATCACTCGGGCTACAATCCAATCAAGTTGTCAATTGTAGTTACACTGGCAAGGCAGCTCTAGTACTCAAGAGAAAAGGTAATGCCAATGCAACTACTTTACACAAGCTCTTGTATAAATCTGTATTAACTCGGGATGGAACATATAGAAACATTCCAAAAGATCGTTTAAATGCAGATATTAAGCTTATAATAGTTGATGAAATTTCTATGGTGCCTATGGATTTATTAAAGTTATTAGTAAAACATAATATTCATATTTTAGCTTTTGGTGACCCTTTTCAGCTTCCTGCATTGTTTAAGAATCAAGATAACATGCTACTTCAAAGCCCGCATGTTTTTTTGGATGAAATAATGAGACAAGAGGCTAATTCAGAAATTATTCAACTTTCTATGAGTATTAGATGCCGCCAGCCTTTACAAAAATTTATTGGTAAACAAGTACAGGTAATAGATAAAAAAGATATAATAACAGGACACTATGAATGGGCAGATCAGATTATATGCTCGACCAATAAAACTCGCAGAGAAATTAATAGTTCATGTCGTAAATTAAAAGGATTGAGTGGAGATCCTCAAAGTGGGGATAAAGTAATTTGTTTACACAACTATTGGGATGATGGCAATGAAGTTGGCGGAGTGATGGTGAATGGAACTACTGGAATTCTTTATGATCCTATAATAGTCTTTGATAGAGAAATATTTAAGCAGAAAATAATTGGAAATTTTGATACAGAATCAGATGATGGAATATTTACAGATGTTTCAATAGATTATAATTTATTCACACAAGGAACCCCTTCATTAACTGATAAACAAATATATTATTTCATGAAAAATCAAATTCCTATTCCAAAACAATTTGATTTTGGTGATGCAATAACTGTTTGGAAATCGCAAGGAAGTGAGTGGGATAATGTTCTTTTGTTTGAAGAAGCCTTTCCTTATGAAAAAGAAGAGCATGCACGAGCGTTATATACCGGAATAACAAGAGCAGCAAGTAAGTTAGTGGTTGTGCGAAAAGAAGATTGATAAAGGTAAATAATTATGTTATAATATAAGATATAAAGGAGAAATAAATGAATAAAAATAAATCTAGGTTTGAGGTACATTCGCATCTTGATTATAGCAATCTCCGGCTAGTAGATAGTATTAATAAAGCTAAACCTCTTATTGAGAGAGCAGTAGAATTAGGCTTGAGCGGCATAGCAATTACAGATCATGAAACTCTCGCGGGACATATAGAAGTGAATAAAATAGCTTTAAAATTAAATAAAACTAATCCAGATTTTAAAGTTGCATTGGGAAATGAGATATATTTGACTGAAACAAGAGAAAGTAGTCAACGTTATTATCATTTTATTTTGATTGCAAAAAATAAAACTGGACATAAGATGTTAAGAGAATTATCTTCGACTGCATGCTTAAATAGCTATCATGATCGCGGAATGGAAAGAGTTCCAACATTAAAATCAGAATTAAGTAATGTTATTGCCAAATATGGTAAAGGAAATTTAATAGCGACTAGCGCATGTTTAGGTGGAGAGCTTTCAGTAGCAACATTAAAATTGGTAAATGCAGAGATCGTAGAAGACAACCAGTCCGCGCAAGAAGCACATAGTCAAATTGTAAACTTTATCTTATTCTGTAAAGATTTATTTGAAGAAGATTTTTATATAGAGTGTGCTCCTGGATTATCACGAGATCAGTTAAAGGTAAACAGAAGATTAGTTTCTATTGCGAGTTGTTTTAATATCAAAATGGTAATGGGAAGTGATGCACATTTTATAAAAAAAGAAGATAGATTTGTGCATAAAGCTTATTTAAATAGTAAGCAGGGCGATAGAGAAGTTGATGACTTCTATGAGTATTGTTATTTAATGACTGAGGAAGAGGCAAAAGAAAATATAGAGAATGTAGAATGTTTAAACTATGATACTCTTGTTAAAAATAGTTTAGAAATCTATGAAAAGATAGAAAACTATTCATTATTACATAAGCAAACTATTCCAGAAATAGAAGTTAAAGATTACAAGAAATTAGATGTTCTTACGGAATATCCAACTCTTCATGAATTATTTAAATCAGACAATCCTCAAGAAAGATATTGGGTTAATGAATGTTGTAATGTATTAAAAGAGAAAATGTTATGGAAAGAAGAATATAAAGAAAGACTTGAAACAGAAGCAGATATAATTAAATATACTGGAGATCAACTAGAGCAATGTTTGTTTTCTTATTTTAATACTTTTCAACATTATATTGATTTATTTTGGGAATGCGGCAGTATAGTTGGTCCGGGGCGTGGTAGTTCGACTGGTTTTCTCAGTAACTGGTGTCTTGGCATCACACAGTTAGATCCAATAAAGTGGAATTTGCAGTATTGGAGGTTTCTAAATAAAGGTAGAGTAACTCTCCCAGATATTGACATAGATCTCTCTCCTCTTCGTAGACCCACAATTTTCAAAAAGATTAGAGAAGAGCGTGGTGAGTTAGGAGTAGTTCAAGTATGTGCTTTTGGAACCGAAGGTACTAAATCAACTGTACAGACTGCATGTCGTGGTTATAGAACAGAAGATTTTCCAGATGGAATAGATGTAGATACTGCTCAGTATATATCTAGTTTAATTCCTACAGTGCGTGGATTCCTTTGGCCGCTTAAAGATGTAGTTAATGGTAATACAGAAGAGAATAGGAAACCAATTAAACCTTTTATTAAAGAAGTAGAGAAGTATCCTGGTTTGTTAGATATTATGCTAAAAATAGAAGGATTGGTCAATAAAAAGACAGTACATGCTTCTGGAGTATTGCTTTTAGATAATAATGATCCTTATGAATTTTGTTGTCTTATGAAAGCTCCTGGCGGCGATATAATTACTCAGTATGATTTAGAATCAGTAGAGCCAGCAGGTTTGACAAAGTATGATTTTCTTGTTACAAAAGTTATAGATAAGATGATAAGTAATATAGATTTATTAAAAAATAATGAACTCTTACCCAAAGAAGAGTCTTTAAAAGAAACTTATAATAATCTTCTTCACCCAGATATTATAGATATTGATAGTTCAGAAATTTGGAAATCACTTGGTGAAGGATCTGTATTAGATTGTTTTCAATTTTCTTCAGGTACAGGACTTGATATTGCAAAAAGAATCAAGCCAGAAGATATCATTGAGATGACACTTGCTAATGCTTTGATGCGCTTGATGGGCGAAAAAGGTCAAGAATCTCCAGCAGATAGATTCTTAAGATTAAGAAATAATATGAACTTGTGGTACAAAGAGATGAAAGATGCTGGTTTATCCGATGAAGAAATGAAGTTCCTTGAGCCGCATTACTTAGAATATTATGGATGTATTCTTACACAAGAGCGCATGATGGAAATCTTAATGGATCCAAATATCGCTGGATTTACATTGGTAGAAGCTGATACAGCTAGAAAGACAGTAGCAAAAAAATTGATGGATAAGATCCCTGCATTAAAAGAGATGTTCTATTCAAAATTTACGAATATGGCATTTGCAAATTATGTTTGGGATACTGCAGTAAAGCCTAGTCTTATGTATTCATTTTCGCTTTTACATTCACTTCCTTATTCATTCGTTGGAGTACAAACTTTAAATCTTGCAACTAAATTTAATCCTATATATTGGAATACAGCATGCTTATTAGTGAATTCTGGATCTATTGAAACAGAAGAAAGCAAAAGTACAGATTATGGACGAATAGCTCGCGCGATAGGAGAAATTACGTCTAGAGGTATAAAAGTTTCATTGATAGATATTAATCGTTCACAATTTGGTTTTTATCCAGATATAGAAAATAATGAGATTTTGTTTGGATTAAAAGGTGTTAATGGTATAGGAGATGATGTAGCTGAAAAAATAATTTCTAATAGACCATATAATAGTATGGTTGATTTTATGAATAAGACAAAACTTAATCGTTCTGCAATGGTGCAGCTAATTAAGTCTGGAGCTTTTGATAAGTTAGAAAAAATTCCAAGACAATTGATTATGGGTAATTATATATGGATTACTTGTGGCAAAAAAACTAAATTAAATCTACAGAATTTCTCTGGATTAATAAATGCAAATTTGATTCCAGATGCTCTATCATATCAAGTTAGGGTATTTAATTTCACAAAATACATTAAGAAATTTTTAAAATCTGGAGAATATTACATTCTTGATAATTCAGCATTAAATTTTATAGCAGAAAATTATGATAGTGATCATTTATTTATTCAAGAGGAAGAAGTATACAAAATGCCTATAGATAAGTGGGAATCTATTTATCAGTCTGAAATGGATGTTGCGCGGGACTGGATTAAGAGTAATTTAGAAGAAACTTTAGATAAATTTAATAGTTTAATCTTTTATGATGATTATTTAAAATATGGTAAAGGGAGCATCTCATCTTGGGAAATGGAAAGCTTATGTTTTTATCATACAAGTCACGAATTAAAAGATATAGATGTGCATAGATATGGTATCAGTAGTTATTCTGATCTTCCTGCCGAACCAATAGTAGAGAAATGGTTTAAACGTAATAAAATGGATTTACCAATATATAAATTATATAAGATAATTGGAACTGTTATAGATAAAAATAAAACTAAAAGTACATTATCTTTGTTAACTGTTGAAGGTGAGGTAGTGGAAGTTAAATTTACTAATGAATATTTCTCTATGTTTGATAAACAAATTTCTGAGAAGCGTGAAGATGGAACTAAGAAGATTGTTGAAAAATCTTGGTTTAAACGCGGAAGTATGATCATGGTAACTGGATATAGAAGAGATGATAGATTCTTTGGAAAGACATATGCAAATACACCAACTCACCAATTGTATAAAATTATTGATATTAAAAATGATGGAAGAAATCTAGAATTATCTAGTGAAAGGTATAATATTGATGAATGATAAATATAAGATTATAGCAATAGTAGGAAAATCAGCAAGCGGGAAAGATACAATAGCAAGAAAACTGGTAGATATGTTATGCGGGAACTGGGTAGTTTCCGCAACTACTAGGCCGCCCCGCGACTATGAAGAAAATGGTAAAGATTATCACTTTATGGAAGTTCAAGATTTTGTAAAAAAAATATACGATGGGTCAATGTTAGAGGCTACCGTTTTCAATGATTGGGGATATGGTACTCCGATTGATTCGTTAAACATTGACAAAATAAATGTAGGTGTATTTAATCCAGAGGGCATACTTAAATTAGTAGATGATGAAAGAATAGATTTGTTTATTATCTATCTCCATGCTGATGATAAAGTCAGATTAATAAGATCTCTTAATAGAGAAGAAAATCCTGATGTTGATGAAATTATAAGAAGATACGAGGTAGACAAAAAAGATTTTTATTACTTTGATCAAGAACTTGAAAATTCAAATATTAAATGTTTTGTCATGTCTACTAATGGAGAATTATATCCACAATCGTATGCATTTTTAAAATCAGTAGAATTTATCCAAAATTTTTGGTCATAAGTTAAAAATCATTTTAACAGAATAATAATATATTTATGATGAAAGGAGAATAAAATGGAAAATATAATTTTATATACAACACACTGTCCTAAGTGTAAGATACTTGAAAGTAAATTATTAGAAAAAATGATTTTGTTTCAGAAATTTGATAATGAGGAAGCAATGATTGAAATGGGATTCCTACAATCACCAATGTTAAAAGTTGATGAAAAACTATTAAATTTTGGTGAAGCAATAAGTTGGATTAAGGAGATAAATTAGTGAAAATAAATATAAAAATGAATAAGAATTTTACTACTGCATTTAATAGAATGCTAGATAATTATGGCGAAGATATGGCCGAATTAAATGGCTTTAGTGATAATCAATTAAGTTATACAGATTTTATTGATAATTTTATTGATAAGGATACGGTAGCAGATGCAAGCATAGATGGAAATGCTAATGTAGATCATAAAGATATAGTAACATTGGAAAATGAAATGCCTAAGCCGCATGAAAAGTTAATTGGATTTAATAAAATTTATTATGAAATTCAAAAGAAATATGGTTTTAAAGATGCAAATGATTGGTTATATGCGGAATGGATTGGATATTTTTATTTACATGATTCATATAATGCCACATTTAAGCCCTATTGTTACGCCTATGATCTAGATCAATTAGCAAGAGAAGGGTTATATTTTATTGAAGGATTTAATAATCAACCCGCGAAACATTTAAATACTTTTACAGATTTTGTAGGAGAATTTGTTAGTTGGACGTGTAATAGATCTAGTGGTGCATGTGGATTACCTAGTTTCTTAATTTATTCTTTTTACTTTTGGAAGAAAGACATAGAGAATAATTATTTTTATGGATTTCCAGAGAGATATAGGGATCAAGAGTTCCAAAGAATAATCTATAAACTAAATCAACCATATTTGCGGCAAGGTACACAGAGCGCATTTACCAACTTTTCTATTTTTGATAAACCATACTTTGAGGCATTGTTTGGCGGAAAAACTTTCCCAGATGGTTCTTACATGATAGATTTTATTGATGAATTTATGGATTATCAAAAAGCTTTTATGGAGGTTGCTAGTAAGATTCGTGCAGAAAATATGATGACATTTCCAGTTTTAAGCTATTCTCTTTTGAGACAAAATCGTATTTTTGTTGATGAAGAATTCGCTAAGTGGTGTTGTAGACACAATATGGAATGGGGAGATAGCAATTTCTTTGTTAGTAAGGATGTTACCTCATTAAGTAATTGTTGCAGATTAATTTCAGATGTGAAGAACTTAGGATATTTTAATTCAATCGGTGGATCTGCGCTAGAGGTAGGCTCAGTAAAAGTTAATACCATTAATCTAGCAAGAATATCTTATGAGACAAAGACACAAAAAGAATATTTAAAATTGTTAGAAGAAAAAGTTGTCTTATGTTGTAAAACTCTTGATGTAGTAAGACATATTATACAAAGAAATGTTGAAAAAGGATTGTTACCAAACTATTCTTTAAAAGCAATAAACTTAGACAAACAATATAATACTATTGGTATTATAGGAATTTTTGAAGCACTTGAAGAATTTAATTATGTAATTACAGATGAATTTGGATATTCAACCTATTCTGAAGAAGGACTTTCTTTTGCGAAGAAAATTCTAGAAACAATTACAAAAGTTAAAGATATATTCGTAGAAGATAAAAATTATTCTATTAATATAGAAGCAATTCCAGGAGAAAAAGCTGCATCAGTTTTAATGGAAAAAGATAGATTTTTCTATCCTGAAAAGAAATTTACTTTGCCATTATATGGAAATCAATGGATTCCATTGGGAGTAAAATGCACAATCGCGGAAAAAGTTAGAATTAGTGCTATACTTGACAAAGCTTGTAGTGGCGGCTCAATCGCGCATATTAATTTAGAAGCTCCACTAACTGACTTTGATACTGCATGGGATTTACTGAATAAAATATCTGATGCTGGTGTTACTTACTTTGCATTTAATTTAAAAATTAATGCTTGTGAACATAATCATGGATTCTTTGGCAACACATGTCCAAAATGCGGAGGATCAGTAGAAACAGTATATAGCAGGGTTGTCGGCTTCTTCACTGCAGAAAAATCTTATTCAAAAGCTAGAAAAGAAGAATTTAAACTAAGAGATTGGTTTAAGCTATCTATGATGGAGGAAATGTAATGATAAAACAATATAAAACTAAACCATTTATAATTCAAGCTATAAAATGGGATGGTACTAATTTCTTTGAATTAAAAGAATTTGTTGGAGATGGTTTAGGATATGGACCAGATCTTGTAATTGAAACTCTAGAAGGAAAAATGAAGGCATCTATTGGAGACTATATTATAAAAGGTATGTTAGGAGAATTTTATCCTTGTAATGCAGAAGTCTTCGAGGCAAAATATGAGGAGGTATAATGAAATTAAGAGGATATCAAGAAGAAAGTTTTGTTCAATATAAAAAACCTTGTATGTTCCTTGCTACTTCTAAATGTGATTTCAAATGTGATAGAGAGTGCGGAAGATCAGTATGTCAAAATACTGATCTAGCTTCTGCAGATATTATGGAATTAGATAATACTTATTTAATAGAGAGATATTTATCTAATACAATTACCTCATCTGTTGTTATTGGAGGGCTTGAACCATTTGATACTCTTGGAGATACTTTTGATTTTATATGGGATTTTAGAAAATTTAGTGATGACGATATTATAATTTATACTGGTTATACACTAGAAGAATTAAAACTTATAGCACATAATTGTTTAAATGAATTTTCTAAGCTAGGCAATGTTTATGTCAAGCTAGGTCGATACATTCCAGACCGGCCTTCGCGCGTTGATGATATATTAGGAGTAGAACTTGCTAGTGATAATCAATATTGTGTAAAATTATAGTATTATAAAAAAAATTATGTTATAATATTTATAAGATAAATTGAAAGGAGAGTTTATGTCAGAAAGAATTATTACTGTAGATATTCATAAAAATTTACATATTTATCTTTTAACTTTAAAAGAAAAAGATAAAAAAATAGATTGTATTTATGGAAACCTAGATAATGTAGCTGATGATCTTTTTTACTATTGTAGTGATACAGGATGCTATGATGTTATAATCAATAATGAATCAGAAGAAACTAAAGAAAAGGTTAGAGATTCGGTTGAAGAAGAATCAAAATGGCATGATGAAAAACATAAAATTAATTTTTTAAATTAAAGGAGAATAAGATATGATAGATCCTATTATTTTAGTAACTATAAATATTGG